CTTGACTGCCTCTATGGGGAACAGTCTTGCAGCACCATATCCGGTCTTGTTCAGCATCTTGGCAGTCCGTTGTGCGTCCATCTTGTACATGCGCAGATTCAGACAGTTGCCCTCTTCATCAAAGATGGGCACCGTATAGCGTTTGGAGACGCGGTCATACCCGACTCGGAATGTCTCGATGGTCTCTTGGGTCAAACCGCGATGCTGCATCAGGTCCTTCAACAATGTTGGTGCCCGCAAGAGCTGTTGATGCAGCTCTTCGACCTCCTTGGGAGAGATGAACTCTGGCTTCTCCTTGCGGGAGGAAGGTTTGCCTCCCGGTGTACCACCGTTGACAATCTTATCAACGGCGTCTTTGGCAATGGGGAATGGTACATTGTTGACACGCTTGTAGAACTCATACGCATCGCCACCTTCTTCACAGGTGAAGCATCGCCATTTGCCGGATTCAAGATTTACCGACATTGACTTGTGCTTCTCTTGCCCGCCTGAATGAAACGGACAATTGACGGCTACTTCGTTGGCATCGTTGGGTCGCAACGATTTGAAGTAGCCAGCGTAGAGACTACGAAAGTCCCCCATTGCCCGGCCTTCTCCTCTGAAGTCTTGTTACTTGGGCAGAGGCAGGCCTTGACTCACGGGCTTGGGTTTCTTAGCTGTAGCAGCAGGTGCTTCTGCTGATGCAGCTGTAGGCTCCGCCGATTCGGGTGTGATGTAGTTGAGAATCTTGGCGCGCGGCTCACCTTGGTAGTTCTCGAGCTTGGTAGTTGCCTGAAGCTCAAGACCCATGATGTCTGCGCCCTCGATGTTACAGTCTCCGTGGTCATCCAATCCGACCGCCTGGAGGAACTGCTTGATGCGCCAAAGTGCCTTGTCGCTGCCAAACACGAGATTCTCCCAGACCTTTCGGCCTTCGTACTCACCCTCTGTGACAGTGAGAACGAGCGCAATCATGTCGTTCCCACCGGAAGAGATGGTGTCGTTGGCGTCCTCAACGATGAACTTGTACCGCCCTCGTGGAAGAGGTGGGCCGAAGTCGCGCGGAGTTGAATCGATGTCATCTAGCGATGGTACATATGGCATGAATAGCTCCCTTCTAGCGAACGCGGTCGGGTTGCTGACTCTGCAGGTCTTTCATGAGTGCATCGATGTTGAAGAGCGGCAATGGCGCGCCGCCACCGCCAAAGTTCATCCAGGTGCCAGGAAAGTTCCCCTGCCATCTGCCTGCCAAGGTGGCCAAGACGTCTACTCGCCGAGATTCTAGGGACCTGGCACTGACAGTGCGTGCCAAGACGCGGTTCTGAAAGGCTTCCGCCTCTGCAACAACCTTCTTGGAGTTGGCCTCACCCTCAGCCAGCGTTATCTGCTTGAGCTTGGTCTGCTGGGCTATCTCAACGTCGCGCTTGGCTATCTCCAGCTGCTGCGTCTTCTGGGCCTTCTGCTCCAGCAAAGTGCGGAACTCTGGCTGGAAGTCCACATTGGAGATGACAATTGAGAAGACCTCGAGATAGCGGTCCACGACTGGGCGCTGATTGAGCACATCCAATGCCTTGGTGCGGATGTCCTCACGCTTGGTGACGATGTCGGCAGCGACGTATTGCGGAATGACAGCCTTAAGTACCTGAACTGTCTCGGGTGTGAGTATCTTCTGCTCCAATGCGTCGCGTCCACCAACCTCCTGCCAGATGACATTCACCTTCTCTGGGAGGGGCCGGTAGGTTATCTGCAGCTTCACGAACACATCCTGCACATCACTTGAGGCTGCAGCGTTACCCTTGCCCATCTCAATTGGGACGGTGTGGCGCTGCACGTCATAGTCGTTGACGGATTCCACCAACGGGATGACCACCGACATGCCTTCTCCTAGCACACGCTGTTCTACACCGCGTGTTTGCGAGAAGACGACGCCTCGGTGGCCACCTGGGATGACCACAACGGCCATGACGAGAATGAACGAGACAATCAGGGTGCTGATGCTTATCAGGACCCAGCGCCCCATTCCCGGTTGAGCCCTACCTGTCTTCGGGTCGATGCGTCTCAAGACTTGGCTGACCGGGTACGCCACACAAAGAACGATGAATAGGGACTTCAGCAAGAAGATAGCCATGGCTAGGTTCCGCTGCCCGGATTCATCACCATTGGCATCAGGTCCACGAGAACCGTTGCACCGATGTTCTGACAAACGAACTGTTTCTCGCGGCTGGGCTCAAAGCTCATAGCCGCCGCGACCTCAGCCTCCGAGCGAGCAAACAGAATCTTGGCTTCGCTAACCTTGCCCGTCTTGAGGTCCACAGTTGCTGCCGCGTAGAACTGGTATGGCGTTGCCATGTTGTCCTCCTGTAGTTGCTGTTCAGCCTTCTTCTTGATACCTTGCGCCCATTTCTGAGGGCCAGTCATCACGAGTCATCGTCCTTGACCACGCCGTCGTCATCTACAAGGTCACCATTGGAGAACAATTGGGCACCCACGACTCGTTCGCTTTGACTGCGATAGTTGGACACGGCCTGCGAAGCGTAGGCCAGTGTGCCAACAAGGCTTTGGGCGGTGCCTGTTCCCCGAACAGTGTGCGTCGCGAAGGCATCACGCTGGCTCCAAGCCTCGGGGGCAACTCCGAGGTACATGACCTCAATCCCGCCGGAACGCGCCTTCTCTACCGTCGCTCGCATGGCTTCGTAACTCTTGCACTCACGAGAGGCATTCTCCTCGCCATCTGTCATGACGACCAAAATCGTCTTGCCATAAGTGTCGACATACTTGGCCAGTTGGCCAAGTGACTTGAGTGTTGCGTCGTACAAGGCCGTGCTGTCCCCGTCAGGCATAATGTCCTGACTGCCAGGTGCAGTGAAGTTTGCCACGGGAACTTCCTCTAGCCACTCAGTGTGCGTGCCTGGGCTGTCGAACGTTGCGAATGTGACAAGGCACTCACCAGGTTGCTTGGCCTGGTCCTCAAAGAACTTGGCCAAAGAGGTCAGTGTCTCTGTCCAGCGACGGGCCATGCTTGCGCTCTTGTCAAGCAAGAAGTAGATGAGCGTGGCCTCTGGCTTGTTCTGGGGCATCAAGCTTCCTCTCTCTCTTGCTTCTTCTTGAGTTCGTTGATGATGTAGGGAATCGTGGGCTTCTGGACAACCGTACCAAGTGTACCAATACGCTCTCGAGCGATGTACTTACCCATCGGCTGCACGAGCAACATTCGCACCAGCTCGTTGTCGTCCTCTGGGTCCGTCTCTGTGTAGAGATACCCAAGGACGTCCATGATGCCAGGCAGAATGACCCCGAACTTGCCTTGAACCAACGGTCGATAACTAACCTTCTTGGTGATGTCGTCCTTCACAACATCCACGAGCGCGGTCATGACCACATGCATGGGCAGATTGCGGAACCGCCGCAGAATGCGATTCATGCGAACGAAAGACTTGCCCCACCCTTGTTGGTCAAGTACGTCAGGGTCAAGCGTGTCAGGTTTGCGCGCGAAGTTCTCTATCAAGAGGGCCTCATTGCACAGATATTGAACCTCGCTGATGGAGTCAATGACAAGTGTCTCAAACCCGGTCCACCCTTTCGTTCCCGCCTGAAGATGGTCTAGTATCTCTTCAACGTCCGCCCAGCATTCTGCCTTTGCCACCGGAATCTGGCGATTCCGAATGGTCATGGTGCCACCCTCAACATCAACAAACAGAGGATTGGGTGCGGTCGCCGCAAGGTACGTCTTGCCAGCCCCCGGCTCGCCATAGACGAGAGCCTTGAGATACTTGGGTGTCTGGTCAAGGCGCTGAATCATTACAGTCATGCGTCACCCCCTTTCTGATACGACATCAACCAGCACTAGAAAGCCTTATCCATCAGAGCCTCTTGCCTCCATGGCGGTACTCTCGCCCTTCGTTGTACCACATCTTCTGGCGAATTGCGGCACTGAGGTCAATCTCATAGACGCCGCACATGTCTGCTATGCGAATGACTGCATCAGCCAGCTCTATTGGGATGCCACATGGCTTTCCGCTGGCATCGAACGTGACCATGGTCGGATGGTTACCCTCACGATAGGCCTCAAGAGCTTCACTCAACTCGCTGTGAATCAGGGCTATGATGTCCCCGTAACTTCGAAGCTCATCATGCCATCCGTGCTCGCTGGCACAACGAAAGGAGTCACGAATGAGTTGGTCAATGGTTATGTGGCCCATTGCTCATCCCTTTTCGATGACAGAGAAACCAGCCGTTGCACGTATGGTTCGCGCGATGTAGTTGTGTTCGCGCGCGTGCCATATGAGAATGGAGACTTGAGGGCTGCGCCGCAGCGCCGCGAGCGCAGCCAGGACATTCAGAACAACAGACCCGGTGAGGACAAGAAAGTCGTGGGACTGAAACTCCTGCATGTTCTCGTCGAACATTCGTGCCAGCCGGTCTGTTTCAAAGACATTGACAGACCCCTCGGTCAAGAAGCGGAACGCCTCGTCGGGGTCGAGAGACGTGTATTCCAATGCGGGAGACAAGTTGTGCCCGGCATAGTTGACAACCCAAAGACGGGCAGGGTTAGGCATTAGTGCTTCTCCTGGTGCCACCGGTTGTAGGCTTCTTTTAGTGTGGGCCAGTAGCGACGAAGACTTGTCGGGCTATCTTGCTTGAAGACACCCCAACGCCCATCCCAGGTTTTCTTGACCTCCAGACGCTCTTCTGTACAACGGTCGAGCCATTCATACAGCTCAACAGCTTCTTCAACCTTGCGGGACGTGATAGTGCGGGCCAGTGGATTGTGGTCGTTGTACTCAACTAGTATTGGGAGGCCAGAAGCTCGTAGAAGTGAGTAGACAGGACCACCCTGCCATTCATGTTCGTCAATGGACTCAATGGACCCTGCCATGATGTTCGCTGCCACACTGGGCACCCGTAGGGCACGCAAGAACACCCATCCATTCTGCATATGGTGAGGCTTGAGGATGCGATGACGCTGTTGTCTTGGTTTGTTTAGGCGCTTTGCCCTGGCCACGGCTGGGTGTGGATGGGGTTGTTTCTTCTTCATGCTGCCGTACCCCTCTCTTCCGGTCGGGTGAACTGACTGTCGATGATGTAGGAGCAATCGTCGCCATCATAGGTGGCCCGGCACAGGTCCTTGTACGGACACTTCCACTCGCAGTCGCGCGAGACCGAACGATAGATGCGCTGCCGGTTGACCGCCAGGCGCATGTCTAGCAGTTCGTCGTACATCTGCAGGCCAGTGTTGGCCAGCTCAGTCTGGCTGCGATAGGTCTTGTGACGGTGGATGAAGCGGTCTGGCTGACTGCCTAGCCAATCCATGAATTCGGCATACTCTGGTAGTGGCATGTCCGTTTGCTCGTCATACACAGGAATGCCGTGTGTACGGGCCATTGCCTCCCATGCTGCAAGGTCTGTCACCTGGCCCCGGTCGATGCTCATCTTGCCCAGGGGATTCTTCTTGGAGACACCGACCGGTTCTTTGGGACGCGATACAGCCTTGATGAGTGTGTTGTAGTAGATGCCCGCAACTTCTTCCTCGCGTGTTTGCTGAACCGCCCAGGCGTAGCGGGTTATCTGGTCATCCATGTCGAGGGCAAACTCAGAGATTACCGAGGCTGCCGTCTTGTTCTCCCAGACCCAAAGCCGCCCATCGTTAGTCCGAACAAGCATGTCTATCTTGGCAGTGAAGATGCCGCGTGTTGCTCGACCGTCTGGCCGTAGAACCGGTACCCGTAAGATGTGCTCCGTGGCAAGAACTTGGAAGTCATCGTGTTGGGCTGCGTAATCGCAGTAACGGTCCAGCATTGCCCCGCCAAGCGCCATATGTTCATTCCAGGCCTGAAGGTAGTCGTCGTCCTTCAGTTCCTCAGGCACTCGCTTGAGTTGCCTGAGCATCGAGACTTGGAAGGCTTGCTGGGTGGCATCAAGTCGCTCATCACAGAGAAGGTCGGCGGCAGGCCCAACCGCCCAACCATAGAAGGCCTCTAGCCCTGCATGGATGGCCGTACCAAAGCTGAGGCGCATGTCCTCACGCAAGGGACGCAGGCCAAGAACCACAGAGAAATACCAACGCAGCCGACAATCTCGGAAAGTTGATGCATCGGTGTAGGAGGTTCGGTGTCGGCGATGAGCCATGCGACCGTCCTTTCTTGTCTTGGTTGATTCCCGTGCCAAGTTTGCGGTGCTTGGTTTGGACTTTCAGCCGAAGACCCAGGACGGTCAGAATGACCCCAAGAGAATGACCCCAAGAGATTCGACCCGCGCTGCCAAGGACAAGTATCGCTCAGAGAAACCGAAAAAGCGCCCTGTGATGACAGGGTAAAGTCGAATCCGCTGGTAACATTTACCCTGTCTTCACAGGGTAAAGTCTAAGGGCGTGGTTAAGCGAGCCGCTCGCGGCGTTTGTCAAACTCTACGAGCAGCTGTTCAGATGTTGTATGCTCCATGTCAGCCGTTGAGCCATATGGCTCTGCCTTGCGGTCTGGCAAATGGACCAGTCCCATTCCACTCAGGTGCCCATAGTCCTCACCTGTCTTGATGAAGGACTTGGCCTCTAAGTAGGACGGGAAGGCCTCTACAAAGGAGACGTGATACGAGTCATAGACCGCATACCACATGCGCTGTCACTCCTTCATCCGTCGCCTGAACAGTTCAACGACTTCTTGTAGCGGGTCACCTTGGGCCACTGCAATGCCTTGTGCGCGCAAACGGTTGACCTCCATGACGTCCTCGTCAATTGTACCTTCAGCTATGAGGGGAACAATCGTGACGGGACCGGACACCCCAGGGCGATGAGCACGCTTCCAGCCTTGCTCGTTCTCCGAGGGGACATAGGACAGGTCCAAGAAGACAACCACCGTGGCCCGCTGGAGGTTCAGGGCTGTGCCGGCTGCGCCTATCGTGGCAAGCAACACAGAAGGACCCCCCGTCATGAAGTCCTCTTCAGCCGAAACGCGCCGTCTATCAGCCTCTTCGCCGGTTATGACATGCGTTGGCAACTTCTCCTCCTGCAGATATTGCTGTGCCAGATATGTGGACTCGGTCCACTTGCTGAATACCAAGACCGATTCCCCATTGGCCAAGTGGTCTTTGCAGAGACCTGCCAATGCTTGGAGCTTGGTGCTTCTGGCTCTTGCCTCTGGATTGAGAACCTGAAGGCCAATGGCCATCCGTTGCAACTTCTGCATTTGGGCTATCACGACACTAGCGGACACCAACTTGTCCTCTATGACTGTTGCCATGAGCTGCTCCATCTGGCGATAGTTGGCCTCTTCTTCAGGACTCAGCTCGACATACAGTGGCTCGAAGATGAGTGGCGGCAGTTCTGGCAGATAGTCCTTGGCCAGTCGGCGAAGGAACATGGGGCCGAGGGTGTCAACAACGGACAGACCCGGTTTCTCACCCAAGATAAGTCGGTGGCCCCACTCATCGAAGCCTACGTTGCAGTAGGTCTCGACAAATCGCCAGTAGGACGTAAATACTCGTGGCTCTACAAACCGTAGTTGGCTCCACAGGTCAGGAACACCCTTGCGCATTGGTGTGCCGGTCAATGCCCACCTGTATGGTGCTCTCAAGAGATGTATGAGCTGTGACTTCTGGCTCTTGCGATTGCTCAGATGCTGGGCCGATTCGTCTGCAATGATGGCATCAAAATGCATCCGTCGGAACCCAGCCCGTATCAGGACCTCTACTACGCGCGGGCGAGACTCGTATCGTTCGACTTCCTTGCGGAAGAAGTTCGCGGCCAATGGCAAAAGTTGATGGCTCATCAGCACAACGTTCACTGATGGCTCAAGTAGTGCTTCAACTGCCATAGGAATGGCATCTATGATGGCAACCGAAGCCTCTGGCCACCAAAGGCCACATTCCTTGAGCCAGTTCCGGCGCGCGTAACCAGGACACAGAACAAGGATGTGTTCTGTGCCCAGTTCCTTGGCTGCGACAAGAGCCTGAGCCGTCTTCCCTAGCCCCATCTCATCGCCCAGAAGGACCGTCTGATATTGCTTCAGATGCGCCACTCCAGCCTTCTGGTAAGACCGCAATTCTAGCATTCTGACACCTCCTTTTGTCTCTCGGCGTTCCCCCAATGGAATGCATTGATGGGGTCATGTTGCGTTATGGTTTTGATGGTGTTCGCGCAGGCTAGGGGGTATTGCCGTCGACAACTGTTTCCGAAGTCGAAATCATCGCTTGGCTGTCACTGGCAACAAGCATCGCCTATCTGGGTCTGACTCGACGACAGATTGCATCCGATGAGTCGGAACAATGGGGTTTCGAAGACCGATAACCGGTGGACACCCACCGCTTACCGGAATATTTTCCCCCCCAGGGGGGTCGCTAAGGCCCCATGTTTTTCTATCGTTATGGGAACGTACAATACGTTTTCGTAACGATAGAAAAACATGACCCCAAGAGCACACCCATGTAGAGAGGCAGGTAAACGGGTAAACGGTTGTACCAGCGGTTCTAGAATTCGGAAAATCGCCAGAATACCCCGTGGGGAATAATGTCATGACGGCCAAATCGGAGTCCAGTATCGCCATGACACTGGACTCCGATTTCTGGCCTGTTTCACTGGTCCCTACGCGGCCTTGTCGATGGGTGTCTGTCGCTTGGGCAGAGTCACGTTGTGACCCGCCAAGACTGTCTTGAATGTCTCACGCGACAGCTGCTTCACGGCAGGCCTGAGAGCCGCGTTGTACTCCTTCACGATGGCCTTGGCCACGTCGCGGTCCAACCCCAACTTGATGAAGGTCTTGATGGCCGCGATGGTGGGGAACTCCGGAACCGTATCCAGCCATGTCTCCACCTTGTCCAGATGGGCTCTGAGGTTGTACGGAAACCGGCCCCTGCGCCGTCCATCGTAGATGTCCGGGTTAGGCTTCTCCTGCTCCTTGGCGGGCGGAGTCTTCCCGGCCACGATGTCTCGTGCCTTACCCTTTGCGGTTGGCATTGGTTGTCCTCTCTCTTAGACGTTGGCAGACACTTTCTGTTGTTCCCCTGGTAGAACCTCCTTCACTCCTACGATTCTGGCGTACGCTGTCAGTGCCTTGTTCTGTCCCCTGGTTGCCTCTAGGGCTGCATTCAGGTCAACATCGTAGGCCTGACTGAGCTGCCAGAACCGATTCCAGAAGGCAAGAGAATGGTACTCCTGTTGAAGAACGAGATGGGCCAGGGCGTGCATCAGAGCAATACGTTGCCCCATCTCGTCTGTGCCGGCACGCATCACGATGATTGCGCCACCAGCACCAACAGAGGCAGAGCTGTCTGCGCGACCCTTGGCCTGACGAAAGGTCTTCCAGACCAATTCTGGCAGCAGGTCAGGTTGCGTTGAGTCAACTATTACCTGCTCCTCTTTGCAGACATCTTGCACAATCTGGTTGGCCCAATGAGGTGGAACGACTGTGCTGTCCATGTTCCCTCCTTCTATGCTGCTTGCTTCTTCTTGGGGGCAATCCGCACCACAAAGTAGGCGCGGTGACAGGCCAGACCCTGAACGACATGCTTGCCGTCCGCCGCTGGCTCCTTCGAGCTGTACTTATCGTACAGCTCTGGGCGGTTCTCTCGGAACAGACGCTCGTTGAAGTCGAAGTAGTCCGAGCTGATGTGGGTGGCATCCACAATGCGCGCTTGCCCTTCAAGATGGACGCGCTTTCGGTCACCCACGAACTTGGCCAGCTCATCGTAGAGCGCCCTGCGCTCTTTGTCCAGTGCGTCAATCTCGGCCTTGCACTGGTTGTAACGAGCGAACTTGGTTGCTGCTTGGCTGTTGTTCATGGCTCCTCCTTTGACTACCATTCCTGTACCAGCCCATCGGGTAGGACTATGCGTACTGGCTTGCCAACCTTGACCGCATAGCGAACTGTGGCCCAGGTACCGCTGCCACGCTTAATGTTCTTCTCGCTGTCGGGGACGGCAATGAGAACATCCGTGACATCAACAATCTCGTGGTTGCGCTGAAGGTACGGCAAAGGTGCCAGCATGATGTCGCCGAAGGTGAAAGCTCTTGCCTTCGCGTCTTCCGGCGGATGCACAACAACCTTGTACCCCGCCAGGGCGGCAATGACACCTGCCTCTTCATCAGCCCCGATACAATCCCCGTGATGGAACTCCTTGCCGCCCAGCAGGCAGAGCAAGCTCTCCACCCGCTCGCGTTGGGCGTCGGTCATCCCCTTGTGTGTGCCTGTGAATCCGATGTTCACCTCAGTCCACCTTCTTCCGGCCATAGGCCCGAAGTTGCTCAAAAGCTGCCTCGTCCAGAAGCACAGGGTTCTCCTGCACAACCGGAATGCCAGCTTTACCTAGCCAGTAGTAGACCATGCCGGGAGACATCCCGAGCAGGATGCTCGCTCCGTGCACAGTCATGGGGAACTGGTGGAGCCTCTTGTGCCCAGAAGCACCCTTGACGGTTGTGGTCTTTCCACAAAGTGAACACACTTCATGGTCAAGGTGCGCATAAGTCCATGTTCCGCCCGGATACCCTGTTTGACCGCATCTTGGGCAAGCGACCTTACCCGAGTGGCCAGGTGTTGGTGGCCAGCCATATGAGCGCCGCCGAATGTGCAACTCCTTAGCCGTCGGCTCTCTACTCATGGCTGTCCTCTTTTCTTTGGCTTGTAGGCATCGCCCGCCGGAGCAATCGTCACTCGTCCCTCTGTTGCCTTAGCGCGCATGTAGCGAAGTGGAACGTCCAAGTACCGGTTGTACAGGGTCATAACCATTCTTGCGAACTCTGGCCCATGACCCGCTGGGCTGCTTCCCAGACGGCAGTGGATGATGTGGTGCGCCATCTCGTGAATGACGATGCGTGGTTTCATGGAGTACTCGCCAAAGCGAATTCTTCCAACAAACTCGCACCAAGCTCCCGAGCTGTGCCGGCGAAAACGTACCCTTGGGGCCGTGACATCCCAGTCCTTGGCAATAGCCTCGACCAATGCGACAACTTCATCACGAGTCATACTGCGGTTACCCGTCTCGTGCGTGAACAGTGACGCATACTCCCAGTCGTAGACTCGTCTTCTCTGTGAATCTCTCATGGTTGCTCCTTCCCTCAGCTGCCTCATCAGTTCCAGAGAGCTGACCTCTGCAAGACCGAACCCTTGCGGGGGTTCGGTTTCGGCCTAAGTGGGGGCCGCGCGCATCTCGCGGCCCCCACACCCAACTACACCGGCTCAGGATATGGCTCGGGGTTGGCTCCGCCGGGCCGGTAGTGCACGACGTCCATGGCGTAGCCTTTGCGGAAGGCATTCCAGCACTTGATGGCATACGCCATCATGACGTAGCCGTCGTTGGCCTCGTACTCTGCGCGAGCTGCGTTGGCCGTCAGCACCCGCCTAAAGGTGGCCGCTGGCGACTTAGGACCACTACCTCCTGTCTCCACAGAGACCCAAAAGGCTTCGGCGTCATCAGGTGATATGCTGTGGAACAAGTGGTCCGCCAGTGCGAACCAAGTGGCGCTCATGCCATGGAGAAGATGCTCTAGCCGTGCCGCTCTACGAGCAACACGGTCAACCTCCTCCTGGTGCTTGACGTAGTAGTCCCACAGCTCCCACTGGGTAAATGGCCTGCTGCGGTGACCCAGCTTCACGCCACGCAGACCGACTTCCCAACAGGCGAACAGCCGCGTGCTTGAAGCCACAAGAGTGGCATAGTGCACGCCTCGAATCTGCAAGGCGTCCCCGAAGGTTCGCTTCATGCCGGTGTCCATGATGAGCTGGGTATCCGGGTCTACGTTGCGAACTACAACACCCCAGACAGAGACGCCAGCCTGGAGAATGGCCATATAGCGATGCTGGCCGTCCAAAATGACGCCATCTGGGGCATGACGGTATGGAGACCCATCATTCATCCAATGACCCGCCTTCATGTCGCGTGCCAGAGCGGCTACCCGCTCAACGCGAATGTGGCGGTTGCGCTCATTGAGCTGAAGTCGAGCCGCCGCCGTCTCCGGCGTGATAAGCTCCAAGTCTATCTGAAGCGCCGGACGCTTTGGTACTGCCATGAGTTCCTCCTATGTGATTTCTGAGTCTTCCAGTGGCCCATCGGTTACAGGCATGCGCTTACCTGCCTCCTTGTAGGCATTCTGCAATTTACGCCGGACCTTGAGCCACTTCTTGCGTGCTTCCTGCGCCTCCTTTCGGGCACTTCCTGCTGCCTCTCGTGTCTCCTTTTCGACCTTGATGGCTGCAGAGTAGGCATCTCGAGCATCCTTCTCTGCAGATGACAGTCGCTCTAGAGAGGCCATCAGGCTCTCCGCTTGATGCGAGGAAGTGGCTTCAAGAAGGCCACAAGAAGGCACACCGCTCCTATGGTGCCAATCACCGCAGAGAGCGCACCCATCACTGCCACTATTGGCATAGCATCTCCTTTCTTCTAGAGACCTCATCAGCTGGCGTATCACGCCAGGACGCGGACGGAAGTCCGCGTTTCGGTCTAGACTATGCTCCAAACAAGGCTCGGATGCTGACGATGTGCTGCCTGGGGGGCCACGTCCAGGTCGCCTCATCGGATTTTCCTGAGCGTGATTTCCCACTCCGCATCGGCGCGTTCTGGGTGAAACCATCCCCCATCGAGCGTGTTCCCGATGAGAACCGTGAGGTGCTGCACCTCATCGCCGTAGGTATTCGGTGGGCCACCAAGCACGGCAGCACCACCGAAAGCGTCCACCAGCAGCGGCGTTAGCCTGCGGGCCATCCTGCACGCCTCGCTCATGTCTGTCATCCGGCACCCCACTCCCACCAACCTCCTAGGGCCATGGGTGCACCTCCCTGTTCTCGTCCAGAAGAATATGGCGTGCTCTGCTTACCGCCAGACGACGTTGCTCTACGCCTCCAGGTTCGAGTGGCAAGTCCCAGGCATTCAGCATGTCTTGCAGAGCCATCACGACCTGTTGGTGTCGCTCTTGTCGCGGAGTCAGTGGACGCAGAATGGGCGTGCCAATCCAGCGAAGATGACCGCGCTCGCTCGAGAGCCTCAGTGCAATCTCCGTGGCATCGCGAGGATTGTCAGCCATCACTGTGATTGTGGTGCTCCAGCTGAACTCCTCAAAACCAACGGGGACCATGTACTTGTTCTTCACTTGCCCCTCCCCTCGCGTTCTGCCGCAACCTCTCTGGCGACAATGACTCGATATTGTCCCACTAGCTTGATGACCTTCTTTCTCTCCAATGGAAACAGTGGAGCTCGTCCTTCTGGACAGGAGAAGTCAAGGCCACGCACTGTCCCAAAGACCCGACATGTGAATGGGCGGTCCTCGTATATGGAGCAGCCGTGGGGGGTCTTGAAGACACAAGCGTATAGCATCTCTCCATGGTCCCGAACCACCTGGGCAGGAATCACCGTTCCTGCAATGGTGCCTTGAGTTAGGAATGTGCAAGTCTTGTGCTTGAGATGCTTGAGATGCCGTTTAGCCCGCCGCCATTCACTTGGGCTGAATGGAGTTGGGCCGCAGCATTTGTCGCAGTTCTGCTTGCAGGGGACGGAAGGGCATTGCGCGTACAGGTCTTCCAACTCCATCTGGCACCTCCTTTCTGGCGGCCTCATCGGTGTCCGCATCACGGACAGACGCCAGGCTTGCGCCCGGCGTTTCGGCCTATGCCACGCGGTCGATGTGGAATCGAAAGAGAGCACCGTCCTTCATGGACATGAAGAACTTCGCATTCTCTCTGCCGCCCGATTCCGGACGAGCCTGGTTTCCTTCGATGCCGGTGATGATGGCTCCTCGCTCACCAAACTTGGTGCCGAGAAGTGAAACCACCTCCTGTGCCATCTGCATAGCGGTGAACGCCACCGTTATCACCTCCTCTCCATAGGGGTGGACCGCTGCCGCCCTGTACAGGTGGTGAGGCTGCCACCCGGCGCGACCTCGCGGTCGCACACGGACGACAGCGGCCCATGCTAAGCCTCACCTATAGGGCGGAGAATTGTTCTCGCAGAAGGCTGCCAGTTCTGCTGGCGACTCACCGTCGTCACCCACCTCAACACACCACGGCTTCAGGTCTTCACCGCACAGAGGACAAGAGCCAGTGAACTTACTGTCACTGGCACAACCACACTCCGGACAGCGCCACTCTGAAGCGCTACAGGGGACCTTGCTCGGGCAAGGAACGGGTGCGTCCATGGTTCACGCCTCCATCTCTGCACACTTTGGGCCCATGCCGCGATGGATACTAGCTGGCACGGTAAGCTTGCGCCCACACCGCCAGCAGTTGCCGCTCTCGAGGGCATAGGCGTACCCGAACTTGCCAGGGTCCTCGTCCGAGAGAAGAACATTCAGCGCTTGGATGTATGATTGCATCTCAGGCGTGTTGAACCGTCGCCAGACCTTGACCTGGTCGCCGAACACGAACGCAAAGGATGCGTAGTTGACCTCGTTGTCCGGGCCGAACAGATACTGAGCCTGCTGGGTTCCCTTGGGGAAGTCGCCCCAGTGCACCCGCTTGACACGGAGCGTGATGTGGCTGCCGTCAGCCGCCACTACGGTGTAGGTCCCGTCACGCAGCTTGGGCATGACTGGCTCCAGTGCGGGCGGTAGCTCCTCGACCTTGTGAGTCTCGCGGAGCACCTCCGCACGCATGCAGTTGAGAACGCCCTTGGCCTGGGCTGCGCTGAGACCGGGATTGTTCGTGCGCAGCACCGCTGCCTTCATGTCCAGCATGAACTCAAAGTCGCCGGTGTAGTTGGCCGCGAACAACTCCGCAGCCGTTTGTAGGTCAGGGCTGTTCTCAATCTCTTCCGACGTAAACCGGTGGTCTGGGTTGGCTAGGATGAACTTGCGCACCTGGTCAACCGAGTCAGTCAAGAATGCCAACATGGTTGCTCCTCTCCTTATCGGCCTGCCTCTTCAGGTGTGAGCGGCCACCTCAACACGACGCGGAGCAGGTGCTCCGCGTTTCGGTTATCGATAGAATGGCTTGATATCTACCTCGAACTCCGTGCCATCGAGGTCGATGAGGAACTCTGCACCGATGCGTCGGCCAACGATTTCCTCACGTAATGGCCGAACCGTTCCCACAAGCACAAACCGGCCAAGCAAAAGACGCACTTTCTTCATCCTAAAGGCGAGTTCCTCAGCTATCGCCAAGGCTACCGCCATGTCGTCTTTAGGCATGGCCATCCTCTCCTTCCTGAGCTTGATTCTCCTCAGCCCAGTCCCAGATGAGCTTCTGGAGGTCTTCCTCTGTAGCCCATGCACGTGGCGACCAGCCCAACAGAACTACGTAGGTCAGGTCGTCCGTGCACATGTAGGGCTGGTTGGTGTCCTCGTCCCAACCGCACTTGTATGGTGGTCCCTGAGGCACCGGCACACTTGGGTCTCCTGCCGTCTGGTCGGCAATGGCATCGTCGCCACAGAGAGGACACTGACCCAGAACATCCTCGCTGGGCCCAATGGGGAACCAGCCACCCAGCTCGCCCTCGAACCGCAGGCCATACTTGGTGCGACAGGTGGGGCATGTGACCTCGCAGATGTCAACGCCCATGTAGCCGGTGGTCATGCCGGGTGGGTAGTTGCTAGGCATCAAGGTCACCTTCTCCGCCGAAGTCCACGCTGACCAGGTCACAGACCTGGTCGCCCTCCACCCAGAATCTACCCAGTTCAGAACCTGTGCTGGGCTCATGCTCTTCTTCCGGGTCGGCCTGGTTGTTGTAGGACCGGAACATCATTGCTGTGTGACGGGCGAACGCATGCCTGCTGTCCACGACGTCCATAATGAAGCGGTCCTCTTCCTGCAGATAGACGACGTTGACCGCCGCCATGGGTTTGCCATCGATGAACAAGTGGAATGCTCCGTTGGCTCCATCGACAGGCGCAAACTCAACAACGTGTCTGGCCATGACTCCCTCCTTGTAGTTGACCTGCCTCATCAGCTGCGCGACGGTCGCTCGCACAGAACCCTACCTTGCGGTAGGGTTTCGGCTCAGATGTGACAATCCACCACCGTGATGACTGTGTCTGGGGGCAAAGAGTCGTACAGCTCTTGGACCGCATGATTCCAAGAATCCTGCTCGACCTCGTTGGTGGAGATACCCCACCAACCCATGTCTCCACGGGCTACCCACTTGCCGTCCCTGACGATGGCATAGGGAACTCCGGCGTGCTCAATGGCAGCCGCAACGAATGCCTCACGGCCACGCAAATAGGTGTCTGGCGTCTCATCCCAGGACAAAGGGAGCTTGTCCTTGAACGTTGCCTTGTCAAGAGCCTGAACTGCCTCTTGGCCCCCGTACACCTTGCGTGCAAACTCGACGTTGCTGTTCTCTCCCCTGACCTCTTCCCAAGACTGATACTCAGACAGGTCAAGGTGCCCGAGCACCTGCTCCAGCAAGTCGAAGTAGCTATTGGCCTTGCGAGCTGCTTCATTGCGCATGGCCTTGAAGTCGATATCCTTCGCCTTGAGCACATCGGCTGTGCCTGGGGAGGCCTCGTTGCCGAATACTCCCGGAACACCAAGGTGGCCATCAGCCCCTGGCTTCAACATGAAGAAGCCCATCCAGCGCCCGCCCACCTCGTACCAGTCCCACTTGCTATCCGGGTTGTAGGTCTTGTAGTACCGAATAGTCTTGCCCCAGAGGGCGTCCACAATGCTGGGACCGGGACCTGTGTCTCCATGACCGTTCCAGTCATCGAGATGGCGAAGGAGGCCCTCGAGAGAATGCTGAGTGCTCTCTTCCTTGTTGTAGTACTCAGTCATTCTCTGAAGCTCTTCCTCGTCCATGTCGACGGGGTACGGGTCAACCTCTGTGTTCTCGTTGTAGGGAGCCAGCTGCTCTTCCACATTGCCTCCTATAACAACTACCGGAAAGTGACTCATGCCAGTCTCCTTTCTTGTTTGACCTGCCTCATCAGTCTGTGGTTGGTCAGGCCACAGAGACGCCCTCAGCCGCGCTGATGGTCCCGCAGCTGGGGGCGTTTCGGCTTACGGTTCTCCGAAGGGCACAGTCCTGCCCCGAACCGCCAGGTCACGGCGTGCCTTGTTCGGGTTGAAGCTCTTGTGAGTCCAGTCTGGCGGACGCTGGCGTGCTCGGTTCCAGTAGTTGAACGACTTGCCCCAGCGGTTTGGCCCCTCTTCTGGATCTGGAACAATCCAATATCGCACGATGCGCATGCTAGCGTTCGTGAACTTGTGGCCGTCGCTGGTGAAGTAGTCTCCCTTGACCTCAACAACGGCGAGAACCTGAGGATAGTTGACGTACTCCAGACAGAGATAGACCGTGCCGCAAGCATTGAGACCAAGACAGAGACCGCGAACATTCTCGTGCCGCCACACCCCAGGCTTCCAGGGTGAATGGTCGTACATGCTCACGATGGCACCGGTGTCTCGGTCGACCCTCAATGCCTTCCAAAGATAGCGAGTGCCTGTGTGCTTGCATCTTTGGGTTTCATCATACCGTCGCTTTGTCATGCTTCCTCCTCTCTTTGGCAGCCTCATCAGACCCGCCATGCCAAGGCGGGTGATGCGCCCGCACCCCAGTCGGGGTTCGGAGCACGGGCGCATTTCGGCTAGTCGGCGTCAACCCACTCCATGGTGGTCGCCAGCAAGTGGTTGTAGTCACCGCTGGTGGCCTCCTTGAGATAGGCGTCTTGCTCTTCATTGGAGACGCCAGCACGATGCATGGCCTGCGTTACTCGGGCCAAGATGGCGAAGGCGTTACCGTCCTCGCCAACCAGGTCGACGTGTACCTCTGGGTGCCTGATGTCGGCCATCGGTTACCCCTCCTCGTCTGGCAGAATATGGTAGGTGATGTCCGGCTCGTCTTCCTCGCCCCAAGCCGGATGGTCCCAGCCCATGCAGAGCAGGTGACGGTTGTAGTTCTTGCTGTGCGCCTTGCGGTAGGTGTCCTCCGCCGCGTTGGCGCTTTCCGCCTCCACGTGCTCCAGGACCGTCACCTTGCCGCCCTCTTTGGGCGTGGTGCAGATGGCGAACTTGTAGGTGACGTTCTCTGGCGTGTCACCCAGCACGCGCTTGACGTAGCCGCGCCTGGTCCAGCCGGGCATGCCTTGGGCGTCGTCGAAGAACACCTTGGTGCCCAGCGCCTGTGGGTGGCATCCGAAGCCAGTCTTGGCATCGACGACGGAGCCATCCTCAAGCTCGACCCGCTTGCCCTCCAGATTGATGTCCTCGATGCTCATTGCATTCTCCTTTCACACAGCCTGCCTCATCAGCGGTGGGGTGGCTGGCTCCCACCGGACTCCGCCCGCACATGGCGAGCGGAGTTTCGGCTGTTACGCCACGTCCTCTTCGGAATAGGCGAACCCTGTGATGACCATGCTCTGGAACTCGCCGTCGGGTGCAGTTGCCGGAGTTACGGCATACCCCTGCTTGAGCAAGAAGCGATACAGGTGCGCAGCGCGTTCTGCCGTGACCGTCTTGGCTCCGTCCCTGACTGCCTTGTCCCGCGCATGATAGGCATCCCAGTCCTCGTCCTCTCCGCGCTCAGGCGACGTGAAGGCGATGTCGCCCGCGACAACGATGACCCGACGAACAGGCTTGTTCTCCTGCGACACCGTGATGGCGTCCCGACGGAGAGCGAATCTGTCGCGCACACGCCGAACCTCGGTGCCCGGAAACTCCTTGACAATCTGGGCTGCCACATGCTTGGCCTGAAGAGTCTCGCCCGTGAGGGGATGATTCGGCATCCCCTTGGCACGCTCGGCTGCAGCCTTCTTCGCTTCACGCTCAGCGACACGGTCACGGCGATACTCTAGCCGCGCATTGAGCAGCTCTGGACCGAAGTTGGCGACCAACTTCTCGTACAGCTCCAAGGCCGCCACATGCATGACCTCACTTTCTGAGTTGCGCCCGATGGATGTCGACTTGTGCCCAGAGTAGTTGAACACAAGACGGTCCAGCTGCTCTTCCACGAACACAGCCGCGCCATACATGGCGTCCTTGCCCCGCTCAGCATAGACCTCGACGTACTTGAGCATGCTGCCGAACAAACTGACCATCTCTTGCTCAGCGATGAGGTCGAGCAGATAGTCGACCGTCCAGCTATCAGCAGCATTGGCGTCCATGGCCTTGTCGACCTTGCCGCGCAAGTCCACCGCCCTGGAGGCATGCTCCTCCCTTGCCCTGGCGATGCTACCCTTGCTCATCTCATACAACGAAATATGCATGGCGTTCTCCTTTTCTTGTGGCCTGCCTCATTCAGCTGCGGGCGGCCAGCCCCACAGGACCGGGCGGTGCCGCCCGGTTTCGGCTTGTTGTCCAGACGTCTTGTTGCCACCTACGCTACGCTGCTCTTTGCCGACTTTCGCTCGCTGGCCTACTACTTCTTGCGATGTTCAGCCAGGTCGTCGCGGTGGGAAGTCTTATAGCCGCCCACGCTGTGCTGCCTTTTGCTGACTCTGGACAATCTAGTAGTTGCTGACGGTCGCCCGTTCGTACGCTCCCCGGCTATGCCGGACGTGTCCCTCGACAGACCGTCAGCAATCAGCTGTGATGAGCTGCGTCTGGGTTCTTCTCGTAGGCCTCATCGACAGCCTGCTTCAGCCGCTGCCCGAAGTAGTCGGCTCCCCGATAGGAGTCGTTCGGCTTGTCCGGGTCAATGACCAGGATGTCGCTAGTGCTGAGGTCATCTCCCAAAGGGACGATGCCCAGCAGCTCTCCCTTCTCCGGCTCTGCCTCATACCCACCGCGCGAGTAGCCGGTGGTGGTGTAGCGGAAGCGCGCGACCATGTATGGCCGCCCACCAACGCCATTGCGGTGGTAGTGCAAGTGAAGAATCTCGAGCTCATCAACAGCATCGAACTTCGGTTTGCCCATGATGCACCTCCTGGTTGACCTGCCTCATCAGCCGCATGGCGGTCGCCCATGCAGGACCTGGCCGCGTGGGCCAGGTTTCGGCTACGCCTCGGCCAACTCGTCCACGCGTGTGTGGAAGTCATGCCAGGCAGCCGTCTCGTCTGCGAAGTAGTGCCCCCAGCACAAGCCACCGGTGGCAGAGATGCGCCACGTGGCGTATTGCTGGTAGTGGTTGGGCATGTACCCCAACACAACGCCATCTGTGATTGGTCTCGCGCTCAGTCGAGACAACGATGATGGCCTTGGGCGTGATGCCCTCCCGCTTCATCTCCTTGTCTACAGAGATGGCGGTGTCGCGCACACGCTCGGTCTCTCTCATGACGTGCCTCCCTCTGTTGACCTGCCTCATCAGCACATGGGCGGTCACCCCACGCGGACCCCAGCCTGCGCTGGGGTTTCGGCTCATACAGGCTTGAATTCCGGGCAGTTGGCAGGAGAGATTCCTGACCACAGACACTCGGGATGCGTGCCGCCACACACGACCTCATAGTCGGGCATGTCGCCATCTGCATAGTGGGGGCACACCTCACATGCCGCCTGGCAGAACTCACACCCAAATGGCCCTGCGGCTGTTCCGCCTGTGTGGTCATTGGCACAGTCATCGATGCACGTTAACGGCCACCTCTCGTCAGCCATCTTGCACCTCCCTTCTGCTCAAGTTCCCTCCCTACAGCTCGCGCAGCTTCATGCCGCGCTCAGCGGCGCACACTGGGCAGAACGCGGCTGTGGCATGCGAGTTGTGGATGCGACGCTCGTCAGCGCGCGTGGCGCCGTTGATGATGCGCGCAACCTCCCATGGTATGCCTGCCTGCCCTACCGCTGCCATGAGCTTGGAACCGTTGCCTGAGCGGTGGCGCGCTACGCGTGCCTCCACGTCGCTGGCCCAGCCCACGTAGTGGCGCGCGTGGGCCAGCGGGTGGTGCAGGTGGATGATGTAAACTGAGCCTTGCACATCTGTGGCCATGGGTGCCTCCTACCCTTGGTCTGTCTTACCGGGTCCGGTAAAGCCAAGGAAGCCATCACCGAGCGGTGGTGGCTCCCCTGGGCCTACAGGATGCGAAGCGCGAACTCCTGCGCGGCGCTGTGCAGCGAACGCTCATAGTGGCCGTTGGCACAGCCACAAGCGTCGCTGTCGAAAAGGTCGCCCTGCGCTGCCTGCACCATCGGGTGGCGCGGCGCGACCCAGGTCACGTGCTCATTGTTCACGGGCACGTACGCCAGCACAACCACGTGGTCGCCGGTGGCGGCTGGCTTGGCGTCTATCAGGATGGCTTTCATGGCTCTCTCCTTGTGGTGACCTGCCTCTTCAGACCGCACCCGGTCAACGGTGCGGTGACCCCGCGTTAGCGGGGTTTCGGCTTGGCTAGCTCAGGGTGATGACCTCATCATCGGCGGGCACCACGATGGGGCCCTCGGGGCTGTCAAGGTCATAGAACCGACCTGAGGTCCCTGGGGTACGGCGCACCCCACCAACGGGGATGAAGCTGTCGGCACGGCGATACCAGGCCAAACGGTCAGCGGAGAACCAGTCCTTCACGTTCAGGTTCTGCCGCATGAGCTGAACGGCTGGCCCGCCTGCCGAGCCCTCCCAAAGCTGCCTGGCGGTGATGGCTGCGGGATTCATGGCGTTCTCCTTGTGCTCAGCTGCCTCATCGGTGCCCGCTTGCTGAAGGCGGGCAGACGCGCGCGTTGGTCAACTCGCTCCTGGTTGTCTGGGTTGGTGGTGCGGCAACCTTTGCTGACGTGGCCTGGTCGCTATGCCAGGGTCTTCAGCGCCAGAGCGTAGAGCGTTGTCCGTGACGCGCGTTTCGGCTTAATGTTCAACCCAGAGCCTTGCGCTCGCCCTTGTGGTGGGGTCATGGCGTCCTTGTCGGCTCATGCGTGGGTTGCTCTCGCTCTGCGTGCGCATCTGGCGCGCGCCTGTGTTCTGGCCTGGCTACAGCTCTTCAAACGTGGCGTGCCTGGGGTGGGGCTACCCGCCCATGTGTGGCTTCCTGTGCTAGCGGCGCGCTGGGCGTGCGTGGTGCTGATGCCGCAGCGCGCTGGGCCTGCCGTGGTGACCCGGTGTGGGGTGTGGCCATGAAGAACTGGTTGACGCGCGAACGCGCGCGAGGCGCGCGGCGCGTGGCCGGTCAGAACACTCATTCAGCAACTCAGAGTTGGCGGGCCTTGGGGTGGTTGAACCTGAGGCGATGCTGTTCCCCGCAACGCGGGGGCGTTGGGCCGATGGGCCGCGTGTGAGCAGCGGCGCTCCTGCCTCAGGCCTGACGGTGGCGCGCGGGCGGTACCGGCCCCATGGGGGACCTCACAGACAACGCTGGCGCGCGCGCGGTGAACGACGGGCCACAACCCTGTTCGTGCCTCAACCCCCGAGCCTTGCGACGCCCGGACCGGGTTGGCCGGTGCCGGTGGGGAGAGCTATGGGAAGGCGCGATGGTCCTAAGAGCATTATCCCCGTTTTCAACCCAAAAGTAAACCGAAAACGCAAAAGACCTGTCAAAACAGGGCAAATCGTGATGACGGGAACGGCGCTCCCCCTGGCGTTGGTTCTTTCTCTTAGGCTCATTTTCAGGAGAGAGAAGAGAGAGGGTTAGGGATAAAGGCAAGGTTGCAGCGGGGGTCTGGTTGGGCCGGTGGTCAAGTGGGCTTACATGAGCTCTCCGTGGCCAGGTGGGCGTGATTTGGGGGTTGGGGGTGCTTGGTGAATGGGGGTGCCAAGTGGTGGGTGTTGGGGCTGGTAGCGTGGGCGAAATCCCCCACGGCCTTGTTGGCTCACTTGGTAAAGCCCAAAATCAGGCACGGCTATGTGTTGTTGGCTTGTTGGGGGTAGGGCACTTGACCAACGCACCACATTGCTCAGGCATCAACGCGGTCGCGGCTGCCGTCACCCTGGAACGTGAGCTACTCGCTGAGCTTTACCCCAGCGCCAACCAAGGCATCAAGTATGACTTGGCCGTTGCGGGAACCAAGCCCACTGACCCGGCGCGCAACCCCCACTACCGAAAGCTGTATGACGACTACCAGCGCAGCATTGCTGAGGTGGTCGTTCAAACCACCAACCGGCTGCGCGTTCTGATGGCCGAACAGGAATAGGCCATCTACCAGGGCAAACGAAAAGGCCTGGTAAATGGGCCATTGTAACCACTTGTAAGGCCATGCAGCAAGAACCAAAAGGCCTGGTAGATTGGCTGTTTTGCGTTTCCGGTCCCTTTCCCTGTGAAAACGCGAAAGGCCTGGTAGATTGGTTGCAGGCCCATTTTTGCTGGGCTTTGTAAAGCCTTACAATGGGCCATCTACCAGCGCGAATAGAATAGGGGGTTCTACCAGGGCGAACGTGCAACCAATCTACCAGGGCGAATGCGTTGGGGCGTTAGGCGCGTTCACGAAAAGGCCTGGTAGATGGGTCAAGCGAAAGGCCTGGTAGAGTGGGGTGTTTTATTAGGCCTGGTAGATGGGCCATTGTAAGCGCGTTTGGGGGCTAGCATCAAACCACCAATAACCAATCTACCAGGGCAAATCGTGTTTCTGGCCCGCTTCCCTGCGTAAAACCATTGCCCCTGGTAGACTGGCTATGGGGCCATTTTTGCGAGGCTTTACAGCGCTTTACAATGGGCCATTTACCAGGGCGAACGGAAAGCGCTGGTAGATTGGTTGTTGGGCGTAAAGGCTGTTCGAGGCGCGCGGCTGTGGGCTATGGCGCCAGGCCCAAGGCGGGGGCGAGCGCAGGCAGGGGGAGGCCATGGGCGAGCGCCACGCCGGCAGGCACGAGCGCCACGGTTCCCGCAAACGTTTGCTCCGTTTGCGAGAAAAATTCGTGCTTTACGTTGCACGAGCGCGGAGTTGCTCCACAGTTTCTGCACAAAACTAAAAGTACACCTGCCACCCACCACATCAAGTGAGGTGATAGTCCGTGGCCCTCGACAAACCTGGCTCTCGCAAATCCTCACCCCTCAATGCGCCCCTAGTGGGTCAGTTCTCGGCCAAGGCAGCCGACGACATCGCCCGACGCACTCTGGGTGCCATTCCCAAGAGCGGTGCAGACCCTGCCTGGGCAGAACGCGAACGCAAGGCATTGAGGCATGACCTGGCTGGCGGCCCCATGAGTGCCCCATTCTCGTTTGTGACACTGCTCCGCGACCGTCTAGCTGAGATTCCTCGTGACGCACCCGAGGAAGACAAGCGCACCTACGCCCAGCACCTCGTCGACATGACAATCGCAGCGGCCATCTTGGGTGACATCCATGCTCGCAAGCTGTGCTTCGAGTACATCGAGGGGCTGCCCAAGAAGACCATTGAGACCACTGTGGAGGTGAACATCCACGAAGTCTCCGAAAGCGAACTCGACCGAGAAATCCGCGTCCTGTACGAGAGACTTGAAGCAACTCCGGAAGGTCAGCGAGCCTTGGCAGCGGCAAAGCTCCCGGCCAGAACAGGGCGGAAAGCGCCGGTCGGACCACAGCAAGCACAGAGAGGACAAGGAGGTCGTCACGGCAAGCCTGACACCCCCTCCGTCAGCTGACGACCCGCTAGAACAGAAGCGCCAGCTAGTTCTGCTCCTCCGGGAGAAGGCTCGCCGAGAGGCCATGTGGCCTCATTGGACACCCAACAAGTCACAGGTGCCGTTTGTCTCCTCACCGGTGAAGTTCCGGTGCTTCAATGGTGGCTTCGGAGCTGGCAAGACGTTTGGCGGTGCACAGGAGGCCTGGGCTGCCTGTCGGGCATTCCCGGGCAGCCTTGGCCTCATTGTTGCGCCAACGTACCCAGAGCTGCGTGACTACACACAGCGGACGTTCTTCTCCCAGCTGACCCTTCCAGATGGTGCACCTTGTGATGCCGACAATATCACCAAGCATCCGCTCGTGGAGAACTTCAACAAGTCTGAGCAGACGCTGAAGCTGGTCAATGGCTGTGAGATATTCTTCCGCTCTGCAGACAAGCCCAGCAGCCTCGTAGGGAGCACGGTAGACTGGTTCTGGCTTGATGAGCCCGCCTCCTGTGCGGCAGTCACGTGGAAGTATCTCCAAGGTCGGCTCCGGGGAAAGGTCGGTCCACGCAGGGGCTGGTGTACCGGCACCCCCAAAGGATTCAACTGGGTGTACCGGGAGTTTGCCGAACGCCCCCGCAAGGACCATGCCCTCTTCACGGCATCAACCATGGACAACGCCGAGAATCTGCCACCGGACTACATCGCCGCGATGCTTGAGTCGTACACAGGCGTCTTCGCAAGGGGGAACATCTATGGCGAGTTTGTTGGCTTTGAAGGACAGGTCTACGAGTTTTCTCGAAGTGTGCATGTCCTGCCTTCAGACTGGCAACCCGCCCCCGATGTGCCTGTGGACCGCGTGGCAGACTTCGGTACCAACGCCCCAACTGTGTGGCTCTGGGTGCAGGAGATTGCTGGTACCGTCTACATCTTCGACGAGCTTGAGGTCCGGCGACAGCCAGTATCAACCATTGCCCAGGAGGTTCTCAGCCGATGGTTAGGCCTGCTCCATGGGCAGGACTTTGGAGACATCGCCGGTGCACAGCACGACTCCAACCTACAGAGCTTCATAAGCAACTACGCGCGCGAGGGCATTCGCATCCGCACACGGTTCGGCGGAGCTATCAAGGCCGGCATTGAGGTTGTGACGCGGTTTCTCAACCCCTCTGCAACCATCGATGGTGCCCTGCGGCCCCGGCTCCTTGTGCATCCCCGGTGTGCCCGTCTGATTGCTGCCTTTGAGACGTATCACTGGCCAGAGGACAAGGATGGCAATCCGGTGGGCGACGAGCCAGAGAAGGATGGCGTAAGCGACCATAGCATGGATGCCGTGAGGTACTGGTTTGTGAATCGGCATCCGGAGCAATTCCGGCGTATTCCTATCTTCTCGGCACCGGTTGCCGGTCAGCGGTCCTATCAGCAGGGTGCACCCTCCATCACACAACGAGCCAACCCGTTGCTTCCGCCCTCTGAGGTGGAGCGCATGGGGATTGTGGGAGCTGCAACCCAGCTCAGGCGAGCGTATCCAAACTAGGAGGTGGATGTCGTGTCATTTGATGTTGTGGAAATCATCTTGCTCGCGGTCATTCTGGCAATTCTCATCTTCAGACGGTAAGGAGATGACCGCCTGTCCTGGCGAAGGGGAAGGTGGATGAACGGAGAGACGGACGAGGAGCTCGGTGGCTGGACCGTGGACACTCTGAAGGAGTACGTGGACCAGCGTCTGGCCGACAACAGAGAGACCATCGACAAGAATGAGGCATTCAATGCCGAGCGGTTTGCGGCCTCTCGGAAAGCGGTTGACACTGCTTTCGAGGCAGCAAAGGAGGCGGTTCTCAAGTCGGAAGCATCGGTCGAGAAGCGGTCGGATGCGGTGTACGTCACCCTCATCAAGCTCCAGGAGTCTCTCGCAGCGGTCATGCCTCGCGTTGAAGCAGAGCAACGGTTCAAGGCTCTGAACGATTCCAAGACCGAGCTCAAGGATATCACCACTACTCTTGCGAGTCGCCGAGAGCACGATGCCCTTGTAGAGAAGATGAACGCTTTCGAGACACGACTTACGACTACCGAGGGCATCCACAAGGGCTCGGACATCACAATGGGCAAAATCTATGGCGCCATTGCTGCCTCAGTAGGACTCATCTCCATATTCATCTTCTTGCACGACAAGTTTTCCTGAGAGGGGTGAAACTGGGTGGACCTCAAAACCCTCCTCGTCATTCTTGTGGTGGTCGTCGTTGTGATTGTCCTCCTCAGACGATAGCAATGGCAATGGCGACAGAGGCCTGGCAGAACGTCCGTGTGTATCTGCACAACGACGTTGTCTGTCCAGGGTGTGGTGACCCAAACTGCCATGTGCTTGTGAGACGACGCCAGTCAACTCCGCCAGACACCCTTGAGTGTCCGCGTTGTGTGTTGCGTAGGTTGCACCCAGAGGAGTACAGCTAATGCCAAAGTTGCGAGACCGCATAGCTCGTCTGCTTCTCGCCAATACGCCTTCGCCTGTGGAGAAGCCATCAGAAGATGACAAGGCTGCCCAAGAAGCGGGGAGCTATGTCTCGCCATGGTTTGGCAAGGTTGATATGCGCATTGGCACATACAACCGCGACCGCATCCCGCAGAGCACCTATGACCTGATGGAATGCGACCCCATCATCGCCCTCGCGCTTGAGATTCGGACGCTGGCGCTAGTGGGGATAGACTGGTCGGTCAATGGGCCCAACCCGCGCGTCAATAAGTACATACAGGCTGTCCTAGAACCCATCATGCCAACCATCATTCGCAACTGTGCCCACCGGGGAGCCGCGCGTGGTTGTGCCCCTGTGGAGCTGGTCTGGGAGAGCGCCCCCTCCGTCATCTCCTACATGCCCACAAGTGGGCGGCCAGCGACCAGTACCGCGCCCTCCCCGGTGACCGTCAACATGGCGGATGAGATTCCGGGTAGTGCGGAAGACCAGCCCGCTACAGACAGAGGCCCCGGCACCCCGACAATCAAGCCCAGTGAGATTACGGAGACCGTCACGGGCTATCGCATTGCCAAGTTCAAGCCTCTGTCGCTGACACAGGTGTACGAGATACTGATGGACGGCAACGAGAACTTTGCCGGCTTCCGGTGTGTCACCCCCAACGTCGACCTGCGAGTTGAGGAGGGCAGTTGTTTCCTCTTCACGCACAATCCTTGGCCCTCTCTCTCACCGTTCTATGGTCAGGGGGACTTCAGGCGCGTGTATGATGCCTGGTATCGTAAGCAGTTCCTTGATGACTGCTACCTCAACTATCTGCAGCGGTTCGCCACGCCGACCACCATCGTGACCTATCCGGAGGGGGCAACGGCTGACGGCACCAACAACAAGGACGTGGCGGACAGCATCGCTCTCCAGCTGACTAAGGGTGGCGCGGCCACATGCACGCTCCCGGCAGCTTTGTCAGACGAACCACAGTGGTCTGTAGACTTCAAAGAACCCCAGAACGCCAGGAAGCTCTACGATGATGCTCTCAACTTCTACAATCAGCAGATGCTCCGAGGAATGCTCATCGGTGACAAGATGGTCACCTCAGTCGGGGCAGTGGGTAGCTATGCACTGTCCCAAACACACTTCGATGTCTTCATTCTGGCAGTACAGGGCCTACTGGCTGAGATACTCAATTCAATCAACAAGCAGCTGGTACCATTGATTGTACGCTACACTTTCGGACCAGACGAGCCCTCTCCTATGGTTGAGTCTCCAGGTGTCTCTGACCACAACCGTGAGGTTCTGGAGCAACTGCTTGTTCCGGCCCTCCGTTCGGGCAGCATGCACATTGATGTCTCCTCGGTGGCTGACAGGCTTGGTCTGCCGATTGTCTCGGCCACCGAGCGGCCAATGCGTAGCAATGTGGTGGTCAACCAGCCCACCAATCCCTCTCAGGGAACACAGCCCATGAATGCGGAGGAGCAGGCTCGTGCTGCTCTAGTCCAGCTTGCCGAGGCAGCTCAGGCACTGCGCTTGACCTTGGCTGGTGAGACGGATGCCTTGGACTGAAGGGGACGTTGACAAGCACATCAAGGGGCTCTCCCCAGAGCAGAAGGCCGTCTGGGTGAAGGTTGCCAACCATGTTCTCAAGGACTGTCTGGCTCGCAACGGGACAGACTGCGAGGGCAAGGCAATTCGCATCGCCAATAGCACGGCTAAGAGCCATATACAAGGCGAGGCACTGAAGGCAGCCGAGGAGATTCTTCTGCAGGCAGACATGCTTGGGTACTGGCGCGCGCCAACGCCCAAGGAGATTGTCTATGGCGACCTGGACCGGGTGCGCAGCGAGTTTGACCGAGCCGAGGTCATGATGACAGAAGCTGGCGCACCGCTCGTGAAGCGAATAGTCAAAGAGGTCATGGCACAGGCGTTGGCGATGGTCAAGGCTGACAATGTGCGCGGATTGACAACTCTTACCGCACCACACACAGGCGCTCTTGCTGCTGCGTTTCGTAAGCAGGGAGCGAGAGTTGTGGAGATGGGGCGGCAGCAGGTTCTGCAGGCGCGCAAGCGATGGCAGGGGAGAGCCTTCGCGATGCCTCGCAAGCGGCCACTGCCAGGTCTTTCGGCCCTCGGTGGGGCATTGGATGCTCGGTTTGACATTGATGCCGAGCGGGTTGGCGCAGACATTGTCAATGCAGCCCGGACCTCTGCCATGAGTCTGGAGGCATGGTGGGACCGGTTTGGCGGAACACAGGTTCGGCAGGTCACATTCAAGACGCTGGAGGAACAGGCACGGATAGCGGGTCTGAGGTCATTGACAGCGGTTGCCGTGGCTCAGGGGCGACAGGCCTACGGGTATGGACGATTCATTGCGATTGAAGAGGTCATGGATGACATTGCTTATGTCATCTCCTCTGCAATTCTAGACCACAACACATGTGACTGGTGTCGCGCTCAAGATGGCCGAGAGTTCCCTCCCGAGGCAGCGTTGCAGATACCATGGGCTGAGTGCGAGGGACAGCAGTGGGGTAACACCTGTCGCTGTGGAGCGATAGTTGTCTTCAAGACAGAATGGGCCAGTAAGCCACTAGGAGGAGAAGAATGACGACCATCAAGTGTCCGAAGTGTCACGGAAGAGGAAAGCTCTTTGGTCGTACGTGCACAACCTGCAAGGGCGAGGGGGAGTTGACGTCTCCCCCGAAGGACCTGGATGGAGTGGTGCTGCCCGAGGCTGTTCCTCCGATGGGCACGACGGCCGAAGCTGCGCCAATAATGAAAGACATCATCAGACAGGCCAGGGAGCAGCTCGCAGACCCGGTGGGAGCCGAGAAAGAACTCATCGTGGCAGCCGCCATCAAGCTCGTCACCTCTCGCGATGACCCATATCGCCATGAGGAATGGTGGCGGGCGGACCACTTGTGGTGCTTCTTCTGTGGAGCCAACATCGAGTTCGGTAACGAACACGCTGAGACCTGCCCTGCAGCAGCATTAGACCGTGCCGTTGGCGCGCTCTGGAGTACTGCCGGTATCACTGCATGAAAGGAGGGTTGTTGCTATGAAGGAAAACCAACCGCTATATCTGGTGGGTCTGCCACTCGTTGGCAATCCCACTCCGGAATTGGTTGCGGTCTTCCCAGTTGGCGTCTGGGAGACGGACAAGTATGGCAAGGTGGACCTGTCACGCAGACGTTGCGACCAGATAATCGCCAACTTCAGCAATGACGTCATGCACAGACAGGTGCTTGTGGACCGCAACCACGAGTTCAAGGAGTCTGCGGGTTGGGTTCAGCGTCTGGGATACGGCACATACATCCTGGATGGCAAGACGATGGCTGCTGTTGTAGCCCAGATTGAATGGACGCCACTGGGTGAGCAGCTGCTAGGAGACAAGTCCTATCGGTATGTCTCTGCTGCAATTGGCGACTACACCGACCCGGTCAGCAAGAAGGCATATCACAATGTGCTCAAGGCTATCTCGCTCACCAATGTGCCGGTGATGCCTATTCCCCCCATCGGAGACGTCTCCGTTTCCGAGGAGGGCCAGGAGCAGCCAATCCTGGAAGAGGAAGAGATGCCTATGCCGGTCTTGCTCTCTGAGTTGTTCGGGATGGAGCCTCCCGAAGAAGGCGAGGAGGAGCCATCCGAAGACCCTCCCGCAGAGGAACCTCCGGCTGAAGAGCCGGTGGAGATGGCCACGACCAAGAAGGAGGCCGATGGGGAGCACCCTGCGAGTGATTACGCCTATGTTCCAGATGCAAGCGAGCCGAGCACCTGGAAGCTCCGCATCGACGACGCCGGGCACGTTGGGGGCGCAATTGCCGCTCTCGGCAAGGGGTACCGGGGGAACAAGGCTCAGATTCCTTCAGCCGACCTAGGAGCGGTCAAGCGAAAGGTAATCGCTGCGTGGAAGAAGTTCCACCCGGATGAGGACGCGGAGAAGTGTCCTCTCAAGATGTGTAAGGAAGAGGACGAGGAATTGGACTCAGAACAGGAAGGAGGGACCAGTATGCCAACCGAGGATGAGGTGAAGTTGGCAGAGGAGAAGAAGCTGGCGGAGGAGAAGCTGGCCGAGACGCAGAAGCAGCTTGAGGAGGCCACTGCAGAGGTTGCCACCTACAAGGCTCGAGAGTTGCAGGCGCACATGGCCAGTCTCGCCTACGACCAGCCCACGCTCGACAAGGTCAAGAAGCTCTGTCTGGCCGAGTCGGCGGTCGAGGTGCAGTTTGCTGAGGGTGGGCCGAAGCTCACACTCGCGGATGCAATTCTCGACATCCTCGAGAATGCCAAGCCTGTCCACGTCGACACCCAGACAGCTCCGAAGCCACCGGATGCTCCCGGTGAGCAGGCGAAGGAGCTGAATGATACCCAGGAGCAGATTGCTCACTCACTGGGCATCGACCGTGACCCCGAGCTGATGGAGGACTACCGCAAGCGGGTGCTCGCTGAGACGCCTGCTGCATAGCCTCACTCTACACAGGAAGGAGGACCAACATGGCCGTCACTGCTGTTCCGCTCACTGCGGACAGGGACATGACCTATCGCGGCGCGATGCATTACACCGGCGCGAAGGCCAAGGCGAACACCGCCATCTTCGCCGGTAGTCTGGTCAGCCGAGATGCCTCCGGGTACATCTGCCCGGCTACCGATGCCACTGGCTACACGTTCGCCGGTATCTGTCGGACCCATGTCAACGCGGTCAACGACGGGACGCACCCCACTGTGGAGCTGATTCAGGACGGCGACCACCTGTTGCCGTTCAACAGCAGCACCATCACAGAAGGAAGCGCGTCCGTTGCCTGCTACGTTGCCGATGACAACTCGGTGGACGTGGCGGGTGAGACCGCAAACGACCTGCAGTGCGGCGTGCTTGTCGAGTATGTGGACAGCACGCATGGTTTCGTTCGTATCGACGGCTACGCCAAGTAGCCCTAGTTGACACAAGGAGGTGACATGACATGCCAGTGTTTGGGACTTCAATGATTCAGGACGCGGACATTCTGAAGGGGGTGTTCGAGGGCTTCCGCGCGCTGTACGACAAGCAGTTCGCGCTTGCTCCTCCCTTCAACTTCGCGCCCTATGTCGTTGACGTTCCGGCCACAACCTACCTCATGAACTATGACTGGCTGACGGACATCCCGGCGATGAAGCCATGGGTTGGTAACAAGAAACTGCGTGACTCCATCTCGGCGCATGTGTACACCGTCAAGTCCATCATGTATGAGGCCACGCTTGTGGTCGAGAAGCGCGACATCGAGACCGACCAGCTTGGCATCTACACTCCGCAGGTTGCCATGCTGTCAGAGGAAGCCAAGAACCATCGGCTTCGTCTCTTCGCGGAGTGCATGGAGGCCAATGCGAATACCTTCGATGGCGTGGGGCTGTTCAGCACGGCCCACCCGAAGGACCGCACGGACCCCGCAGGCGCAAGCACCTACTCCAACTGGGGTAGTGGTGCGCTGAGCCTTACTGCTCTGCAGACGGCCCGCACCCAGATGCGCAAGCTGACGGATGCGGAGGGACGACTTCTGGGCATCATGCCGGACACCCTCATGGTGCCGGTGGACCTGGAGGACCTGGCCAATCGGTTGGTCTACACAACCGGCCCCAACCAGTCGTTCCCTGGGTCGGCCATCAACGACATCAACCCCATCCAGAGATGGGGCATGGGCGTTGTGACCAACCCGTATCTCTCTGATGCCAACAACTGGTATCTCATCGATACGGGCAAGCCCATCAAGCCGTACATCTACCAGCACCGCGTGGACCCGCACTTGGTCCCGCTCATCGACCCCAGCTCGGAGCCGGTGTTCATGCGGAACCAGTTCCTCTACTCTGTGGAGGCGGACTACACGTTCGTGCCTGGTTTCCCGCAGGTTATCTACGGGTCCATCGTCGCCACATAGGCCCGTGCCTCAGGACAGACGCTGGTGGCGCTACCAGCGTTCTCGTCCCGAGATTCGTGTTCGGAGGGTCTGGGCGCTCAGACCTTGCGAAGACAAATAACGGGCGAGGGGAGGGTTACTCATGGGAGTGGTAGTAGACAGCAAGAAGACGAACCCGTATGGAACCACATCGGCCTACGTTACCGTTCCGGGGTCTACTGTCAACACGGTTCTTGGCGGTGATGACAGTCTGTCCATCACGCTGAAGAACACGGCAGGAACAGGAACCATCAACTGGAAGGTAATCGCCACGAACGATGACCTTGCCCCTGGCGTAGACATCAACCCAGCTGTTCACGCTACAGTCGAGGTCAAGGCTGAGGCAACCTTGGCATCTGGGGCGGCCACTGGGTACGAGGAGGATGTTACGGGGTACAGGCACTATGCAGTGCAGGCCAAGGACAGCACCGGCCCGGCAACGGTGGTCGCAAACCTTCTGGTGAAGGGGTGATACGATGACTGACTCCAGGGCTGAAGCAACCCCGACCGCAACGTTGCGCGCGGTCATCAAGCGTGCAGACGGACGAGTGGAAGACCTGGGAATCGTCGCTAGCACCGGCTCTATCAAGCGGAATCGTTGGCGTGCCGCATGGCGACGCCTGGTGAGGAGGTAACAACATGGGAACTATATTCACAGACGCAGGAGAGGGATTCATTGCCGACCTCGTCGATGGCGGCAGCAGCAAGCCAGCGAACTACTACATCGGTTGGGGAACCGGAAGCACGCCGGCAGCCAAGGGCGACGCTGTCATTGAGGGCGAATCGCCTCATGAGAGTCGTGCTAGTGCCACCTTGTCTCAGCCCAGCGCCGACACTAATCGCTTTGTCGGTACCATCCAGTGTGCCACGTCTGGCAAGACGATTGCGAATGCGGGTGTGCTGACGGCATCCGCCAACGGCGCGCTCGTCATCCATGGCGACTTCACTGGCATCGCACTCAACGTCGGTGACAGCATCCAGTTCACCTATGAACTGACCTACAGCTAGTAGGCTGCCATATCTTCGCTATACGTAAGTGGTGCTTCCAAGTATTGGTGTACGACTTCTGGTACATCCGAAACTTGGGAAACCATCAACTGCGGTTCATAGGGGAGTAAGGGTGCCATGGCAACACTCAACGTCAAAACTGAATATGGCGCTCACGGGGATGGGGTTACTGATGATACCGACCACATCAATTCGGCCATAGCGGCAGCGGCATCGGGCGATGTCATCTACTTCCCTGAGGGCACTTACCCAGCTTCAGCCGGTGTCACGTGCGTGACCGGCAGGAGCTTTCTTGGTGACGGACCTGACAAGTCATGGATTAAGGGTGGATTACGATGGCAGGCCCATGTCAATCTAACTGACATTGCTATTGGCACTGATACACAGGGAACGGCAGAGGCCACCCCATAAGTACCATTGGTCAACTTGACAACCTCGGTGGGTGCTGTTGCGGTGCGGAACGTATTCCCCTTGAACTGAGGCCCTTGGTCAGCATTGGTGACCCATGCGCTTCACCGACAATGTGTTTGTAACGACCTCCGGGACCAACATCGGTCTCTATGACGACTCAACCAAAGTTGAGACCAACTCAATTACTAATCCTGGGTACTCAAAGGTGCCACGGGCATTAACATATCCTGTCCCTAGTCGGCCCTACGCTAAGAATGCCAGCATCACCGCTGTTGACTTCTTTGGAGGAACGGTCTTCATCAATACAACAGATTCTGCGGCTGATGTGGATGCCACTGGATATCTCGACCTTGATGGCGTGGCACTAGGGACGGTTCCTGTGCCTGCTAACGATTCTGTTGTTGCCCTGAAGGATTACGGGCCAGGCATGCTGCTTACCCTAGCTGGATAGAGGGTGAAGGCTGATGACAACATACGGATTTCCTCGTATTGCGTCTTATCTTCCATAGAGTCTCGTAACAGGAGGGCACCGTGGCATTCAAGGACAAGGGTGGCTTGCCGAATCTGATATCCTGGTTACCTGACCCGCATACAGCGGCCACTGCCTCGATAGCCAAGTTCGATGCCATCATCTTGCCATTCGACCACTCAGACCACATTGCCTCCATTCGGGCGCTGAATCCAGACATCGGCGTTCTCACTTACGAGAACGCCGCGAACAAGTACTACAACTATCAAGAAGGCCCTGATGGCGACAATGCCGCATTCGTCAAGTGCTCGATGCAGTGGGTCTTCACCCAAGCTGGGTCTACTCTGGCATCAACTTGTGCTTCCGGTGATGCATCACTCTCGGTTACTGCCGTTGATGCAGACAAGTTCGTCGTGGGTGACCTCATTGTTTGCGACGAGGAACTGATGCGCGTGACTGGCAAGAGTGATGGTACACCGGGCACTCTCAATGTCACACGAGCAGTTGCAGCTTCGGGTACATGGCATTCTGCCACGGGACATACCAGTGGAGTTCGCATTGCCGCTGCAGGTATCTATGGCAGCAACTCCACGAAGATACTCATGAACATCACATCGGGTTGTCCAACAGTGGACCTGGGCGGAGGGTATGGTGCTGAAGACTACGCCACCTACTATGCCCGTGTCTCGAACCAAGACCTGAGCTATGGTGGAGAGACCTGGGATGGGTCCATGATTGATGTTGCCAACGGTGAACTTGCCCTTGGTAGCAATCGCACCTATGACCCTAACAACTCGAACAGTGCGGCTGCCTCTGCCACTTGGAACGCCATGTGGACGGATGGCATTGCTGACTACACCGGCCAATTCAGGGCGCTTACCGGTGACGATGTCATTCTCACGGGCAACAATGCCGAGACCAACTACTCGTTGCTCAATGGCAACTACTGGGAGGGATTTCCCTCTTCCGATGGTAGTTGGGACCAGGTTTGGACCTGGTACAACATGATAATGGGGTACCAGCCCGAGGGCAACTATCTTGAATGGATGGCGAACTGTGCAACTGGCGCTACCAATATGACGCACATGGAGGTCTATGAAACCACAGGGCTACCACCTACAGGCTGGCCCACCGACCCGGCTCCCACGTATCGCAAGATGCGGTTCGGGCTAGGCACAACCCTCCTGGAAGATGGCTACTTTGCCTACTCGTATTCCAATGCTGCAGTCCATGCTCACGGTGGTGGCATCCAATGGTTTGACGAGTATGACAATGCGGGGTCTGCTCGGGGATACCTGGGACGTGGTATTGGTTCAGCTTACTACGCTTTGCCTGCAATTCCTGCCTCAGCCAACATGATTGACGGGGGTCATGGCGACTTTGATGCTCAGCATGACTTCGACCAATGGTCAACGGTTGTAGGTGGAGGCGCATCTGGCTCATGGAGTTGGGACAACACACAGGGGTATGGTTCAGCAACCGGCTGCATGAAGGCCAACATCACCAATGCACCAGGTGATATCAACTACGTAAGTAGCCACTACCATGCCTCTGGGGGATTTACATCGGGGCAACCGTACACCATCCAGTTTGCAGCTAAGGCATCCGCAGAGAACAAGATGCGGGTCTACATCGCAGGGGCAGGTGCTGGTTCTCCATACATGAAGTGGTCGACCAAGGCATCGGTTCGTCTTGGCACAGACTGGAAGGAATATGAACTGTCCGGGGTATCGAACAGCACTGATGCAACCGGGTATGTCAACTTCATGTGCGGGTCCGCAACAGGACAGGTCTGGATAGACGACGTCAGGGTTCTGCCTGGTAGACGCGATGTATGGCGTCGTGACTTCGACAATGGTGTCGTTCTTGTCAATCCAGGAGACCAGCCAAAGACGGTGAGTCTTGGCGGTGTCTATCGCAAGATACAAGGAACCCAGGACCCAGTTGCGAACGATGGATTTCTGTACTCCTCGGTGACCATTCCAGCTGTGGACGCCTGCATTCTGCTCAATCCCGGACCAAGCATGATGGTTGTCCATCCGCCCGGATAGAACTGAGGCCAGGGCATGGCTGATGACCATAGACACCCAACCGCAAACGGTAGTGCCAGTTCCTGGACAGCCTCTGGCGCTACATCGGCCTGGCAATGCGTCGATGATGAAACACCCAATGACGACACCGACACTATCTATCCGACTGTCAATGGTCAGCAGGCACTGTTCGCTTTCTCAGCTTTCGGAATTCCTGCTGGAGCCGTTGTCAGTAGTCTGGATGTAACGTACCGGCACAAGAAGACAGGTAGCTCAGCTGCCAATATACATTCAGTTCTAAAGGTTGGCGATACCGTCTACCACAGCACAGATGGCGGCGTCAACCCAACTAATGGGGTCTGGAACGACCGTACCTATCAATACACAACCAATCCGAAAAGTGCAACTGCCTGGACGGCAGATGACATCAATGGGTCTGGTACCAATGCCCTTCAGGAGTTCGGTGTTGACACGACAGACATAACTCCGCGTGTCTACTGCACACAGGTGTTTGCTACCGTCAACTACACAGCAGAGACTCAAACACCTGTTAGCGGGTCTGTAACAGCGACTGGCGCTCCCTCTGTGAGCAAGATTGATGCGGTGGTTCTGCCCGGTGTTGCTGCTAGTGCAGGGGCTTTGACCACCAAATTCGCGAATCTGTGGACCGTGGGCATTACGGCTGTGGCAGACGCCTATGGCCAAGCGGTCAAGACTGGCAACCAGGTTCTTGGGCAAGTCACGGGGTTTGTCGCTGCAAGTGTAACCCGTATCTCGGCATTGAATCTTCCGACTGTGTCTGGATATGGCACATCCGTGGTGGGCAAGACCGTCGGTCTGGTTCGCTCAGCTGCCGCCTTGGGAGTTGCAACAGCTAGCAAGACTAGAACTCTTGTTCAAGTTGTCACCGCCACGGGTTCTGCTCTGCTTACACGGGCCATATCTCTGGTGCAGGGGCCTGTCTCGGTGAGTGTTGGGGCTGGTCTGGCGAGACTCGTCGGGTTGGTCCACTCCGTGATTGCGACAGCGAATTCTCTTGGCCAGCAACTCAAAACCAAGTATGTGACGGGGTCTGTCACCGCTGTGGCAGCAACTACCTTGACAACTTTGACAAGTCTGATTCGTTCTCTGGTCGCCACAGCAACGGCAATAGGACAACAGGTCAAGGGTCGGTTTGTTACAGGGTCTGTTGTTGCTAACGTTGTTGCGACCGTCGGTCGTATGGCCTCGTTGACGGGGTCTCCGGTCTATGCCATGGCTAACGCCACTCTTGCAAAGCTGGTCGGCTTGATTCGGTCGATTTCTGCAACGGCAGCGGCCATCGGTCAGCAAATCAAGGGCCAGTTCATAACCGGGTCTGTGACTGCGGTTGCGAGTGCGAGTCTGAGTCGAATAATGAGTCTGATTGTTCCGGCTGCCACTGCTGTCGCAACACCAACTCGCAGCCTTTTCATTGCTCTATTGAAGACCCTGGATGCAATAGCAACTGCAACAGGTTCTCAACTCAAGAGCGGCACCAACGCTGTGGAGGGAGCGGCTACAGCAGTTGCTACTGCCACGGTTACCAGGGCAATTAGCGTTGTGCATCTGTTGACTGCGGTTGCAACGGCAATGCTTGCCCGGCTGATAAGTCTCTTCCAAACACTGGGAGCCATAGGAACCGCAACCGTTCAGGCAATCAAGGTCAAGACGGTTCAAGGGACGGCTACATGTCTGGCGATACTCAATGGTGTTCGCGCCATCGGCCTCATCAGACCAGCCAGCGCCTCTGCCTTTGTCCTGCTTGTCAAGACACTGAGTTTGACTCGCTCTGCAACGGCAAGCATCACTATTCTGGCCCAAAAGACGATAGCCTTCATCAAGGTCATAACTAGTACCAGCCAGGCGGTTAGTTACAGAATGGCCTCTCTGGTCAGGTCTGCTACGGCAACTGGAGGTGCGACCCTACTCAGGCTGATAGCCCAGACTCAGTCGATTCTAGTCAGCATTGTGGCAACGTGCGAAAGAGAGTTCACATCAGGCATCAGGCTTGTGGTTGGAACCGTCACTGCGATAGTCTTGCCCACGCTGCAACGTGCACTGAGTCTGACCTGGCATCTTGATGTTCTGGGGTCCGTTTCTGGCCTCATACAACGTCTGAAATCAAGCGTCCATGCCATGGTTGTTGTAACGGCTTCAGCCGGGTCGACATTGTTCAAACGATTTCTGTCCACGATTCTTCCAAGCCTCACAGGGGACTTGGCAGGAACCGATGACCTATCAGGAAACATGAACGGAGACCAAAGGCTGTCTGGAGAGCAGGGGTAACGATGATAACCCTGAATGTAGCTTCAACCAAGACATTGACCTACCATCCGGAGGTCAACGGCGTTGCCATCACTGAGGCTCTTCCTTCTCCTCCAACGGTCGAGATTCTGGATGGCAACCTTGCTCCGGTAACACTCGGGCACACGCCCGCCTGGGATGGGGTGGACGGATATTTCTTGACCATTGACCCTGTCGAGGTTCCAGTTGAGAAGGCTGGCGAGATATGGCAGGTGACATGGACCTGGGTCAAGGACGGCGCAACTCTGTCCGACACAGACTATGTGGCCGTTACAGTTGGCGAGACGGGCCTCTATGGGACTGTTGCGGGTGTGCAGGAGTACTTCCCGCTGCGAGTCATCCATTTTGCCCCAACGTCCCAGCCGTTCACTTCTCGACAGGTGGCTGTGGCCCTCATCCAGCACTCTCGCATCGTCAACATGAAGTTGGTGGCTGCTGAATATGAGGTTCCTGTCACAACTGACAATCCTGACGCCTATGGAATCATCACCGACATTGTGCAGAAGTTGGTCGCCTCAGATGTCATGCAGCGCATAGACCTGACACGCTCAGAGTCACCCGTTGTGGTGGCTACAGCTGGTACATGGCGTAAGCAAGCCGAGCAGACTCTTGAAGACATTCTCAACGGTGACCTTGTGTTGCCGGGCACTACGCGCGCGGGCGCGTACAAGGTCTCAATTCCTGGAGTCATCACGGCTCCAGCGGCTATAGATGTGAGCGTTAGAACCCAGGACTTCATCACCTACCGTGGCGGCTATTCTCCAGAGGTGACGTCATGACAGAGGAACACATCACAGGAGGAGAAGGGTTCTATGGTTCTTACATGCCACCTCGCAATGTCAAGAGTCTCTTCCCACCGAACGAGACATATGGTAGTGAATATGTCATCAGGACGTTCGCCAATTGGCGAGACCCCATTTGCGCCGTCATTCCCACTGAGTTGAACTTGGAGCGGTCTTGGATTGAGCCAGCTGAGCGAGAGGTGCCTCTTCCGGCTGTTCTGTCTTGGCCACCGCATTGCGACATGGCATACGCCCAGTTCAAGAAGGCCATTCCTTCTTGTGCTCCGTTTGTCTATGCTGTGGCCATGACCTCTGGGAATCAGAACAAAGCACCTCTAGCATCACGGCGTGGTACTGTAGTTGTGCCGTTCTATGCTCCAAATGGTCAGACAGACTGGAAGGCCATGGCCGAGGGCTTGAAGGACCTCGAACCACCGGTGAGAGTCTGTCTCCATGACCATGACCTGAAGGAGAATCGTCACCAGTTCTTTGAGGGATACCAGGTCATTTCGCCTGGTCCCGTCAAGGAGAAGGAGTATCTGTTTCGGTTGGCAAACCTCTTCAGGGAGGTTCGATGGGTTGCCAGCAACCGGTTCAGCAGCATAGCTCTCTATGCATTGATGGGGGGCGCTTCCTACTTCAACTATGGCCCTGCACCGATTGTTGATGAGCACAATCGGTCCGAGGAGGGGTTGGCCAAAGAACAAGAACTGTACAGCATGTTCGTCAAGCGCGAGATTGCCTCGGTTGACCTTCATGAATGGGCATTCGATGTGCTGGGTGGTCCGAGGTTTAGGCCTCCTCAGGAACTACATCGCGTTCTTGAAGAGTGCGAGAACATGGCAGTCGAGCGATTCTCGCACTACGTACGCAAGGGATTTATCAATCGTCTCAGACTGACTCGTCGTGAATACCCGAGGATGGTGATGGCATGAGTCCTTATGCCACCATCGGCATTGAAGTGATGGGAGTCGAGCAGGTTCGTCTTGCAATCAACCGTCTAGTCAGAGAGCTGACTGACCTGAGAGGAATCTGGCCTGCCTTCCACATGGCCTTTCTGGAGGTCGAGCGACAGCAGTTTTCCACTGAGGGTGGTACAGGCGCTCATGGTCATTGGCCTGAGCTAACACAGAACTATCATGCATGGAAAATGCGACACTATCCTGGAATGCCAATTCTGCAGCGAGAACAGCGACTCATGAATTCCTTGACAGCCGAGATTGCACCAGGGCACATCTTTGAGATGTTCCCAAACATGATGGTGACAGGCACAGAAGTGACGGACAAGACAGGCCGTGGGTATGCGGGATATCATCAAATGGGAACTCCCAGAATGGTTCCGCGTCCTCCTGTTGATATCTCTGAGTCCTCAGCGGGTCACTACTTCGGCATTGCCACTTTCTACGCTGCTCGTCGGCTTGAATTGGTCTACAACGGCGTGGCATCAGAGGCTCCTGCTGCCGCACAGATTCCTGGCTGGCTTTCGGGGGTGATGTAGATGCTGTATGCGCCAGCCACGTTGCGACAGACCTGTATGGCCTTGCTGGGGTCTTGGAATGCCGATGAGACTGTCTGGACAGAGCATCCAGATTTTGCCACCCTATGTACTACAGTAGGCGGCCATCTGGGGGTTGCTCTGGACCCGCTGATTGGCGTCTACAAGGTTGAAGAGCCATTCTCTGGCGGCCAGTATCCCTATGGCTGGGTGACGCCGGTTGCGGGGTCAGTGCTTGATGTAACGGCTCATGCAGCGGCTTTGCAGCCAGAGGCATGGGTTCTCATCCAAGACCAATCAGCGGACAAGTCTTTGCTTGATGCCCGTTTGGAGGCGTATTGCTGCGCTCTCCTAAATCGATTCCGCTTGGTCGAGACCCTGCCAGGCCAATTAGTACGAATCACAGGATTCGACTTCTCGCCGCCGCTGCCTATGCGGCCAAGAGGATTTGATGGTCGTTGCGGAGTCAAGGTACAGATGTTGGTTCGCGAACCGGCATAGGGCCAGTCGCGAGTGATAAAAGGAGGAGGAAGAGATGCCAGAGTACTTCGCAATTGGCCCCATTGACTACTTCAAGATTGGTGACTATGGGGCCACCGAGGGCAATTGTCTGGATGTAGGTGACTTCCAGCGCGTCGAACTGGCGGTCAGCTCGTCGTCTACAGACGCCGTCGACAAGTACGGAATCGCCCACAATGCCGCCGTCTACGACCTGAAGTGGACCATGAAAGTCACCGGCACCGAGATGCAGATTGAGACGCTCGCTAAGGCCTGGGGCGGCACCGTCGATGCATCCGGAAACCTGCTCATGGGTCTGAGCAAGGTTGGGCCAGTTGGCTTCCACACCGTCTACTCAGCAGGTTGGCAGGCTGACGGGAGCAAGCAGAAGATAACGGCCCACAAGTGCTATATCACCCCGAACACCACGGTCGGTGTGGACAAGAGTGCCCAGCACACCTACGAGTTGGATATCACTCTCATGGCCGACACCACCAAGCCTGCAGGCGAAGAGTTCTTCAACATGAAGGCTTGGTCTGTGGATGGAACGGCACCTGCGGTCACTGGCGTGATTCCCGCTAACCATGCTACGGGTGTGCCTAAGGGCGTCGGTACCACCGTCCAGTGGGCATTTGACAGCGCCATCCAGGCCGCAGACATGGACGACCAGCACTTTCTCGTGGTGGATGACAGCGGAGTTGCCAAGGCTGGAACGCTCTCTCTTGGCAGCGATGACGCAGTCGTCACGTTTACCCCGACGGCAGCCTGGTCGCCCACAACGCAGTATCACTGCGCGGTGATTCGTGGCGTCAGAGACCTTGGCAACCTGAAGTTGGCAGCCAACTATCTGTCGGAGTTCACAACTGGCGCATAGCCTCGTCGCTGAGGTGAATGACCTGTTGGCCGGGGAGAGCGACCCTCCCCGGCCAGCTCAAAGGGGGCGCTCCCTGTGAAGACAAAGACCGTGAAGGTTCTCAAAGAAGGCAATGAGGCCACTGAACTTGTGCGCACGCCCTCTCTCGGCTTCTTCGCTGAGCTGGAGGACAAGTGGGGCACCGATGACCTCAACCAATGGTTGTTCAGCAAGTGTCCAATGACGGCTAGTCGTCTGAAGGATGTACTTCCTGCCCTTCTCCGAGACACAGCTGGAGACGAGGAGGAATGGGGCTCTCAGTCCTTCATCATGTCTGAGCTGGAAGCCTACCAGGATTCCATCTTCACTGTCTGCTGGGATGCCCTGTCCAAGAAGGCCCGTGAGGGTATCGAGGATGCCTGGAAGAAGATGGAGAAGGCCATCGAGGAGGGCGACACCATTCCCGGAGTCATCAGGCTTGTGCTTGGTGGGGCGCAGGAATTGCTCCTTCAGGAGTACATGAAGGATGACGAGGCCAACTTCATCAAGGCCGTCAAGGAAGTTGCAAAGGCGCTGCCCAAACAACTTCTGGAGCGGGTTGAGGTCGCCAGACTCAAGGAGAAGTCCCGCCCCCCGGCTCTGCTGAAAGACGAACCTACAGAGACCTCGTAGCGGACCTTTCTGTCTTCTTCTGGAAGAGTGTGGGGGTCTCGTACAAAGAGGTTCTGCGAATGAGTCCTGCTCAGGCAGAGCAACGTGCTGATGAAGTCGTAGACGCCCTGAGTCGTACTCGCCGAGAAGAGAGATAGGGAATGCCAGACGCAGAATCAGACATTCTAGTCAGATTCTTAGGCGACCCAACTGGGGCCATTGCTGCCGCACAGAGCGTGCAGACGACGGTTGAGACCAGCAGTCATGCACTACGCGCGCACGCAGCAGAATTGCGGGCTGCCTCCATAGCCTACATGCGCCTGGGGTCTGTCTTCCAGCAAGTGGGTCAGATGATGACCCGCTTCATCACTCTGCCCGTCGTTGCTGGCGGTGTTGCCTCTGTCAAGATGGCCATGGACTTTGATACCGCGATGCGCAAGATTCGCGGTCTTGTTGGTGCGTCGACGGAGGACATGAAGTACTACAGAAAGGCCATTCTTGACCTTGCGCCAGCTGTGGCTGTTGGGCCAACTGACTTGGCGAAAGCTCTCTACTTCATCACTTCAGTTGGCTTCAAGGGCAAGCAGGCAATGGACGTCCTTGAGATTTCTGCCAAGGACTCTGCAGCCGGTCTCGGCGAAGTTATGACCGTTGCCAATGCACTCACTAGCGCCATGGTTGCTTATGGCCGTGGCACAATGAGTGCGGCTCAAGCCTCTGACATCCTCATCGCCACCGTCACCAAGGGCAAGATGCAACCTGAGTTGCTGGCCCAGGCGCTTGGTCGTGTTCTGTCTGTTGCGCACAATACGGGCATGACCTTTGCAGACCTTGGCGCCTCAATGGCTGCCATGTCTCGCGTTGGCCTCAAGCCATTTGAGGCTGCCACTGCCTTGCGTGGAATACTCATGACGATGCTAAAGCCATCTAAGCAGACGGCTGATGCGTTGGCATCTGTGGGTCTGAACACCAAGGAGTGGCTGAAGGTCCTCAAGGAAGAAGGGGCACTGGTAGCTTACCAGATGCTGCTTGATAAGACCAAAGACCATCGCGAGATTCTTGCCAAGATAATCGGGAACACACGAGCATACAATGGCTTCCTCACCATCATGGGTGGCAAGCTCTCTGACACCAGAGAGATATTTGATGACGTCAATCATGCCGTGGGTCGTACTTCGGATGCCTTCAAGGCTGCTCAGGGACCCGAGTTCAAGTTTCGGCAGGGACTCGTCGAACTTCAGAAGACAGCCATCATCATTGGCAACGACCTTATGCCAACAGTTCTGGACCTGATGAAGCAGCTTCAGAAGTTGGCACACTGGTTTGCTACACTAGACGACGAAAGCAGAAAGTCAATTGAACGCATGCTCGGAATCGCTGCCGTAATCGGTCCGGCACTGACTCTCTTGGGCATTGTCCTAAGAATAGTTGGCGCCTGGAAGACTATTCAGATGGCCAAGATAATGAGCATCCTCGCGAAGGGTGGGGGTGCCGCAGAGGTTGCCGGTGGGGGTGCCGCTGCTGCCGGTGCAGGCGCTGCAGAAGCAGCAGCAGCGGGAGGGGCGGCAGGCGTCGGCGGTACCGCAGCCATCAAGGTTCTGATGACCAGGATGTTTCTTGGCTTGCCGGCAGCAGCCATCGCCAAAGCTGCAGCTATTGGCGCTAGCATCGGTATCGTCTGGTACATCCAGTCACAGCGTGTCAAGCCATCTATTGCCCCAGGTGGCGTGGTTGCTCGGCCAAAGTACCCTAGTGGAAGAGAGGGGCCGTCTCAGGCACCGGGAGAGACAGCAGGACCACCAGGCATAGGACCGGTGACTGTTCCGGTACCAGGACCGCCTGGACAGACTTGGCGGGAAACGGCAGTTGGTCTGGAACTACTTCGCAGACTGACGCACGCCCACAATGTAGCAGCACGGGCCAACACAGGGCATCGCAAGGCGTCGCTTGAGTTGGCAGATGCCCAGAAGAACTACAACTGGGCCGTCAAGACATTTGGTAAGGATGCCCCTCAGGCAGATTACTGGCATTACAAGCTCATCGCTGCACAGAAGAAAGAACGAGAGGCGCACGAGAGGGCCGGTCGAGCCGCAATGGTCTTGGGTTCTCGGACTCGAGATGCGGGCATCGCAGCTTCTATAGCTTCTCAGCACATCATGGGGGCAAAGAAGGAGACTGACAAGTTCCGGGAGGCTATGAAGAACACCCCCAAGGAGTTTCGGGTTCATGTCTCAACTCCTGGGGCCGACAAGTCTCTCAATATCTTGAAGCAGTTGGGTGCGGCGCTGGGCGAGATTGGCTGGATGCCGTCTGCCGCCTCTGTGGCAGCCCATCAGGGCAGAACCCCATCACGCGCTGCTACTTCAACGGCTACAACGGGCGAGGCAGACGTCTATGGCACGGTTGGCCCTGACAAGCCAATTGGTGACATCGGGGATGTGCCTATTGGCAAGTTGCTGGCGGGTGCGTTGTTGGCAAAGTCAATGGTGGGCGTCACCCCCTATGTCTGGGGCGGGTCTTCCACTGGTGGCACCGACTGCTCTGGCCTTGTGGTTCAGATTCTCAATGCCATGGGGCTGAATCCTAATGGTCGGTTCATAGCTCGTGACGTTGCAGGCCTTTTCCCAGGTGGGCAAGGAATCATCACAATTGGAACCCTGGGTAGTCCAGCCCACCACACAGGCATTGCCATTCTGGGCCATTGGTTTGAGGCAGCGCACTCTGGAACGATGGTTCGTGGTCCCGGAACGGCTCGGAGTGATTGGGACAACTACTATCATGCAGCACGGGCTGGGGCCATTATCACCGGACCACGTTTGGTGTTGGCCGGTGAGGGCAAATACGATGAAGCATTCATTCCTCTGCCGCCTGACTGGGAACAAGGTGGTCTTGGCAGCGGGCGGACCGTTCACATCCACATCGAGTCACTGACGCTGCCTGGTGTTCAGGATTCTGCCCAATTCGTAGCAGACATGGATGCCATGGCAGAAACAGAATCGGTTGGCGTTAGCGAGACTTCTCGTGCTAGCAATCGATACCGACAGCTGAAGGGATACCGGGAGCGGTAGATGGGCAAGTACGACTTCTTGACTGACTACACAGCGCAGATTTCTTCAGACACAGGCTTCTTCGACTGCAACAACGTCGGCTATGCCATGGGCGGGCCTCTGTGGCGAGACATCTATGGCATGTCGGCTGGCTTGCGCGGTCTGAGTGATGCCGACAGGCACCATTGTCTGACGATGCTTGATGCTGTTGGTGTGGGGTGGGAGCGGGTTGGAGCCATCTGGCAGGAGATAGACGAGGATGTCCCCGGTCCCCCGTTTGAATATGACCCAAATAATGTTCTTACCAAGTCTGGTAGTCAATTCTCTGTCTCTGGAATGCCAACAGAGACATCCTACTTCCAGTACGACATGGGTGAAGATGGCTCCATCAACGGTATCAGTATGGATTTCGCCATTCGTCGCGACACAGAGCTAACACAGAGCGGCCCGGTCATCTCAATTCGGGCGACATCGGGCATTCCTAGCGAGGATGGAGCAATCAACATTGCCCTGGCGGGTGCTTACGATTACACAGACCCAAAACTCAAGCTATGGGTGACTGGTGGCGGACCCACGCAGTACTGGGAAGATGCCACTTGGGGTGTGGAGTACTATATCACGTTACACAGAGATGCGGACGCTGATTCGGTCACAGTGTTTGTCTATTCAGATGTCGCCAGAACGAACTTGCTAGCAACACTGGTGGCGACTGGCGCCTATGGACACAGTTATCAGTATGTGCAACCCTTGGTGGCTGGCGCAGACCTGGAGATGGAGGCACACACACACTTCGATGTCATCGCAAGCTATCGCGACTGGACGGCCTTTGACACTTGTGTGAATGACGTTCTGAACTATGACCAAGAGCCCATCATTCACCTTGGAACCTATGCACCCTGGGCAAATGGTCAGCCTGCGGGGTCTGGGTGGTGGGTTCCTACCGGTGCCCCTTACTGGAAGCAATGGGTCTCTGATGTTGTCGCGCATTGCGACACTACATGGCCGGGTAAGGTCAAGTACTACGAGATGTGGAACGAACCTAACTGGACCAACTTCTGGTGGAACGTCACTCTGGATGCCACGGGTTGGCCTGCCAACACAGGCGAATTTGTCTCTGGCTATTGTGACCTTCTGATTGAGGGGTACGCTGGCGTAAAGCAAACTAACCCTTCTGGGCAGGTACTTGCCTTTGTTGTTGACCGCTGCGATGAAGGTTTCCTGATGGACTGCTATACCTATCTGTCAGGGAAACCGGGATATGAGGCATCCGGTCATTTCTTCGACTATGTCTGTGTCCATCCATACTGTGACAACCGTGCTCCGGACAACAACACAACTGACTACATCTGGGACAGCATTTTCAACGGCACGTCCACAGCAGCCGTTATCAACCGAAACTTTGCCGGCATGCCCAACATGCGCCAAATCATGGTTGACCGTGGTGATAGCACTAAGCACATGATGATTACTGAGTTTGGATGGCGCAGCTCACCTTACTTTGTGGGTGACACCGAATATGTAGGAGAGACGCTTCAGGCCCAGTACTTGGCCAGGGCCTATGACATTGCGCGAACCTGGACTTGGCTGGACTGCATGATGTGGTATGGCTTTATGAATGTCCCATCGGAGGGAGACCCATCAGAAGAGCCGTACTCACTCATCCATTACGATTGGACTCCGAAACCGGCATATGCAGCCTACAACTTCGCTTCTCAAGGCGGCAGCATTGTCTCTATCATGGACCGAGAGAATGGCCAGGGTGTAGAGATTGCTCCGCCGACCATTGTGCCTGTTACTACTGGGTCTATTCGAACAGAGGGTACTCGCCGCGTACGCACAAAGTACGACAATTCGACTGTGACCATCCCCATCTACATCGAGACCTTCTCTGGGCCGCTGATGGTCGACCTGATTGCCGACCTCATTGCCGCGACCAAGACGGATTTCGACTTCATCTTCAAGCCAGATGGTGGAAGTCAAGCTCTGACCTATCAGGGTCTTGCCTTCTCACCCGACCTGCCCCCATTCAACTGGCAGACTTGGGTGACAACAGAGGGATTCTGCGGTCTTGAGATTCCTCTGGACTTCGAAATCTATCCCTTTGGTCTTGATACCGTTGTCGACTGGACAGAAGGATGGAGCGGTGCGCAACCTGAGACACACCACGTTCTCGATATTCCGGGTGATACTGATGCCCTCAGCGTCCTGACTCTTCGCCCTGGCTCTTCGGAATATGCCAACATCTTTGCCATCGGACGGCGAAGAGAGTACTCTCCCAACTTTGAGGGTGTGATTGACCTTGGTAGTGCGGGGTCAGGAACCTATGATGCTGGTTCTTTGGGAGGCTACTTCCTTGAGGTTCCAGTTAGCTATTCCTCAGGCGGACCAACTTACCAGCAGCTTCTTTCCTTTGATTTGCCGATTGCTGACTACAGAGGCAGCTATAGGGTCTTTTCACGATGCCGAGCAGACTTGGTTGATGGTCGGTCGCTCAGCCTTCAGACACCGGCAAGTCTTGCAGAATACTCGGCTCCGATGGGTCTCAAGGGAGACGATGTCTGGAATTGGCTCGACCTTGGCGCCATCACAATTCCAGAGGTACTTGTTCCTGAGTGGCAGACAGACTACGACTTCAAGTTGAGCGTCTGGGTAGAGGGTGGAGCAAGTTCGGGACAGGTTGACTTCGATTTCATCGTCGTTCTACCAACAGACGGCGGAATAGCCTTCTTGGACACAGGATACGGCAGCAATGCTTCTGGGGCGCTTCTAGTGGACAGCATGTCGCGCATACCAGGAGTGTATCTAAGCAACAATCCTCCGGTTGTGACATTTGATGAGCCGGCAATTGTTGCGCACCCATTCTGGCCTATTCTCTTGTCTCCAGAAGGTAACAACATTGTCACAATCACTATCTGGAGACCGGCAATTGGCAGCGAAGATGACCAGGTTCGTGCAGGAAAGTTTGGGCGTAGCCATCGGCCAAGGTATCTGTATGCACGATGAACGCTGACCTCCAAGTAGTTGCTCATGACAGATTGGGACGTGAGCACGACATCACTCAGCGCATAGAAGGTTTGAGATTCTCCGGGGGCAGCCCCGGAGGTTGCGCCGACTGTTCCTTTGCCTGCAAAGCACCTCTAGACCGAGACCCACTCACCTGGGCTAAGGTCTTCAATCGTGTTGACATCTACGACGTCAAGACAATGGATTGCATTCGGTCCTACAACATTCGGGAGCCCGTCCCGTCTGTGTCGGACGATGAGATGCTCTCTGTCACCGCAGTCGGTCCTCTGCATGATGTTGGCGTTCGTCACCGAATCCGCAAAACCTACAAGGACTCGGACACCCAGAACGCCAAGATTGCCCCTGGACCAACCACAAATGCGATGGCACAGGAGAAGTTCAACATCTCCAACGACAACCGAATCATGATGCAGATTCAGGATGGCACCGTCTACAAGGTGGGTGACAAGGGGTGGGTTCGCTGGGCGCTAGCTGGTGGAAACAATATCAAGCGTCTGAAGTTCAGCGGACACTCAAACTTTGGCCCCCAGATGAAGGCATACGTCAACACGTCTGCTGATAGGACGTTGTTTACAACTTCTGCCACCGGAGACCACAACTTCTCCTATGACTCCCTTGACCCATTCTTCAGTGATGGCTTTGACACCGGTGGTTTGGAGATTGAATGGGCAATCGTCAGTGGTGACTGGAATGTCTATGACTACAAACTTGTGGTATCCGGAGTCCCAGGAACCATCATCGACCAGTACGAGCCTGAATTGGCCGACTACTCGGTCTCCGTTGCCGTGTCAGGGTGCAATTGGGCTTCTGGCTTTGCTGGTCTAGTTGGTCGGCAGATTGATGCCGACAATCGGTACGAGACATTCCAAGATGATGGGGCCGTCTCTCTGTTCAAGAGGGTCTCTGGAGCTCCAACCCAACTCGGTGCCAGCTACACTCACACGCCTGTAGCCAATGAAGTTGTCACTCTCTACATGAAGGGTGACCAAATCAGCGTTCAGCTGAATGGGACAACCATCATCGGTCCGGTAACTGACACGGCGTTTGCCTCAGCCGGTGTAGGTGGTCTCCGTGGCGGCTATGACGCCACATTTGATGACTTCAAGATGACCTACACCAGTTCCATTCTCGACTGTGAGCATATCAACTTCTACTTCTACACTCAGACGCAGCATACAGGCGACAACACCTATCTCATGTATGTGCAGTTCGACAGCATCGTTCTGTATGGCTTTGATGGCGAAGCCTATCCCTATGCCCTGATGCTGGACATCTTGAATGCCGCATCCGGGGAAGTCTCAGCTGACACCAGTCAGGTTCAGGTAATCGGAGCAAGTACGGCATACGCATTCCCCACCTTTGATGTTCCCGAACCAACAACCATGGCTGAAGTTCAGGAGAGAGCCAACGCTGTTACCAGGTGGGACTATGGGTTTGATGGTCTGCGACGCCTCTACTATCGTCCTTCTTCTTGGTATTCCTCAGTCATGTACACATGCTATCTGTCGCTGGGAGCCACCTACACACCAGCTCCTACCGCAGACGGTCTGTTCAGTGATGTGCATGTCAAGTACAATCCGGCAAGCTCAGTGGCCTGGTACAAGGATGCTGTCTACTTTGACCTTCACTCTGATTGTAAGGAACTCGACGCGGCAGGGTTGATTGCCGAGGACCTCATCACAATAGAAAGCACATCACCGACAGATGCTTCTGCTGCCGCCGCCTACAACAATGCAGACAGCACGGGCGACAAGGTGGGCGGAACCCTGACACTCAAGGCAGGCCAGGTTTTCAGAGGGAAGGGGCCTGTCGTCAATGGACTGATACCGTTGGCCCCCATCGACCCATGGCTTTTGAAAGAGGGGCACAGCATTCGAATTGTGGATAGCCCGCTAGACGACACCTTCGGTCCCATTACGAACGCCAGGATTGTCCAACGAATCAACTTCGCTGAATGGAACGACGAAGAACAGGAGATGGTTCTAACTCTGGATGCTGCGGACCTTCGGACTCTTGAAGGTTGGACAGAACGCATGACTCTACGTCTCGAACCGCATCCGGCACGTCCTGCGGTCAGCAATCTCATCTGGTGTAGGTATCTAAAGCGCAAAGAGACCCGAGGCCAGCATCGCATCTGTCTGCGGCGTGCGGTCTCCAAGTACTGGAGAACCTGGTACCATCAGAAGCGATGGCGATGGATTACAGTGGCCGCTTACAACAAATGGGTGAAGCGCAAGCGCAAATGGGAGGCCAAGAATCCAGGCAAGACCTACCCCTACTAAGGAGGTCGCGCACAATGAAGAATCCTCTTGGAACTGGGCCGTGTACACCTGGCTCTGGCCACCGGTGGAGGCTCCACAAGAACATCTCCTGCTTTGGCGGTTCAGCTGAGTGCCAGGGTGTTGCCGGTCCATATCCTGACACATGCACCATGAATCAGGACGGCCCCTACTACTTCGCCACCTGGCATACAGCTTCAAACAAGTATGTGCCGCCTGAATTGAACCGTCTGAAGTTCGGAGACAAGCTCATCTTCCGCTACAAGGGCAGGTCCTGCATCGCCCTCTACGCCGACTACGGCCCCAATGAGCGCACAGGCCGATACCTGGACTTGGGCCAGAATGTGGCTAACTATCTCGGCTTGCCTGGCGTGGGCGATGTAGAGTGGGACTTTGTGGCGGATGGCGACCGGCTCTTGCCGGAAATCCCAAACCCGACTCAGGCCGACCTATTTGTTCAGCTCATGAAGATGGAAGTCGGAGACCCTTACGACTGGGGCGGTGTGGCCAGCCCAGACGAGAGCGCGGACGAGCCGAATCCTGATTGCTCGGGCTTGGGAGTGGGCGCGTTGCGGTATGCGGGGGTTGACCTGCTGAAGCTCACAGGTGCCAATCGCCCCACGGCAGAGGTCTTCTACCACGCCCGTAGAGCCGTTCTCAAGGAGCCACAGCGAGTTGGCGACTATGCGGTCTTGCTCAACAGCAGTGGGCGGGCACATCACATCGTCTGGTACATCGGCAATCGTCAGTGGACTGAAGCGCCACGAACAGGTACCACGGTCCGCTATCTTGACAGCGCGGAGGTTCACAAGAGAGGATTCATCGTGTGTAAGGCTCCATGGGACCTGGGCCTCTTGACTGGAGCAGCACCACCTATGGTTGTTTGCCGAGTGGGACCCGTGACTGCTCGATTTGGTCGGTTCTCTTGGCGCAACATTCTGTGGCAGGCCAAACAAGGCCAGAAACTGGCCAATGCTCCTGTGTGGGGTGCCAAGGTCAGACGCAAGTATGTGCGCATGTGGGGCATTCTGCCTCTCTACTACTACACCGTCTATGGCTGGGGGCAGGCCTCTCTTGCTCGCTCCTATGGTGCAGCTGTGAATGGCTGGAAGGCTGCCGACATGTGGGACAAGATGCAGGCCAAGAACCTAGTTCGGCTGGTCGAGGTGTAGGAAGGAGGGAATGATGAGTGCCTATCTCAAAGACGCCATTGAGCGAGTGCTGGCCACATTTGTGGTTGCCATGATGGGTGTTCTCACGGTTGCAGCTCTTCCATGGCTCAAGGAACAACTGGAACTGATAGCCAAGGGCCAATTCACATGGAAGATGCTACTCGCCACCGCCATTGTGGCCGGAGCCATTGCCGCCTGGGATGTTGTCAAGGTCTGGTTGGCTCGGTACATTGGCAACAAGAACTCGGCAAGTCTTTTGAAGTGACGTCTTTTGAAGTGACCCACAGCCGGACCGCCATCCGGCACCTCTCTGCCGCGAGCGCCCCGCCCCCAGGTGGGGCGCTGTTTCTATATGGGCTTGTTACTTGCTACATTGAGGCTGAACTTGTGGGTTGACCAGTCCTTCAGTGTATGGTCAACTTCATATGGGTCGTAGCGCCGGATGTTCACAAACCCGGCTGTAGTCATCAGATGCTTCATATAGGCAAAGTCAAAGATGCCGTGATGATGGTTGTGCTCGTCATCGCGTCCGTCTTCAAACCCGCCAACAAGAGGGTCAATGATGATTTGCTGCCACCACGCCTCGCCCCTCATTGCTGCATCAAGATACTTGCGTGCCAAGTATGAGAAGTCGGGCACTGAGAGTCGGCACAAACCTCCGGGCATCAGGATGCCGAGCCAGTGCTTGAGAGTTGGAATCTGGTCCGCACGTGGTATATGCTCGAACACATGGCAGGCGTATATCTCCTGTACGGTGTTGGATTCGGCGATGGCCCCCAGATTTCTGATGTCGCAGATGATGACACGAGGGTCGTCCGAGACAAGGTCTATGTTGGTGTAGTCCTCGAGAATCTTCTTGCCGCATCCCAGATGGAGCCTCATCGCGAGGTGAGTCTCTCATAGACCTTCTTGCTAAGTTCGTCCTGAAACACACGGTCTATGTGAACGTCGTCTTCGTCTAGCATGAGGTCCATCGGAGATACAACCCTCACTCCTTGTGCCTGTAGCGCCTGTATGAAGGCTTCGCGCGCCCGCGCTCGCTCCCAGTGTGCGCCTTCTGTCCATCGTGTGCCGTCTGCAGACACAGGTGGCGGGGCCAGTGCCCACACATCGTATCCAAAGTCTCGCTCAATCTCTTCTATCACCCTGGCATAGTTCAAAGCCGAAGCCCATGCATGATAGATGGGGTCGTGTAGCGAGAGGTGAGATTCTTTGACGATGTGTGCTCGGCAGTCAATCTCTCCATAGGAAAGCAGAACGGTTGACCCTGTTGGAACGGTTGCAAGCGCCCTAAAGAGCCATTTTCGGCCACCAGATTTGGAGTCAGGATTGACCAGCCCATAGGCAGTAGGAGACCGCTTGGCACTGTCAGTTGTCCAGATGGCTCGGAACTGACCGCGCTCTTGCCACTCTCCCGGCTTCAAGTCTGTGAAGAATTGGGCATGGCTATCGCCAATGACGTATATCATCGGACAAGGTCCTTCATCCACCTAACCGTCCGCTCAATTCCTTGGGCCAGAGGAACAGTGGAGGCGTGCTGTAAGTCGCGTTGGGCCTTGGTCACGTCCACTTCCTTGTGCAGAGTCGTTCGCGGTTCTGCATCCTTGTAAAGGACCCCCAGCGATACATCATCGATGCCCACTGAAGCGAGAATCAGGTCCGAGAGTTCCTTCATGGTTACTCGCTCAGTGCCTGCTATGTTGTAGACCTCTCCCGGGATGAAGTTGTCCGTGATGTTGGCCAACGTACGAACGGTGTCCTCGACGTAGCTGTGAGTTCGTGAATGGCCGAGATAGACCGTGTATGGGATGCCCTTGAGGGCGTGATGGATGAATCTGGGTACAGCCCCCCGATAAGGATGGTAGACCTCACCTGGGCCGTAGGTGTTGAACAGACGAACTCGAACAGTTGATGTATCGCTGTTGAGCGCCTGAAGTTCGTTAACCCATTTGGTGATGGCATACTCATTCAGGTGGTGTATGGCGTGAGTCTCTGGCACTGTCTCAACCATGGTTCCGGCCCAGTCGCCATAGACCTCAGAGGAGGAGAAGATGACGACTTGGCTGGCGTATTGACCGGCAACTGAGAGAACATTCCGTGTACCAACCACATTGGTGCGCCAAAGATTCTCATAGTACATCTCTCCGTTGTGCCGGCCGAACTCTGCTGCCAGATGGTAGACGGTCTCTGGACAGGACCATCTGAATAGTCTCTCAACTTGTCGGTACTCGCCAACGTCACAGCGATGCATGTGCAGATGGTTGAGAAGGTCGGAGGCGAACACATCGTGTCCGCGCCCGCTCAACTCTCTCAGCAGGTGCTGGCCAATGTGTCCCGCTGCGCCAGTCACAAGAATTCGGGAGGGCCGCATAGTGCGCATCTCACTCATTCCGCCCCCAATCTCTCTCCTCATTTGCCCGCCAACCACCTACGTTTGCTTTCTGCCAGAAGATGCCTTCATTCTGCTTACCTTGCTGGCCAGGACGGTTATAGTGGTACTGGTGAAGAACTGTTGCGTCTAGCCAACACACCGGCACCTGATGTACGGCCAAGCGCCGTATCCAGTCGTTGTCCTCCCAGGCCACGCCCATCCTGAAGTCCTCATCAAAACCGCCCATCTCCACATAGAGGGCCTTGGGCATGACGGCCCACCAGTGGAATGGGCGCGGGTTGTAGTCGGGATGCGCGTACCAGGCGTCTTCACCTTCCGCTGAGGCTGCCCTGTCATGGAAGGTCATGTTCTGCAAGATGGCATTGATGTAGTTGGGACTGCGAGGATTCAGGGCATTGATAAGCATCTGTGTCTCGTGAGAGACCGAGTAGGCTCTCGCGATTGCGTAGTCGGGCGTGCCATCTGGCAGCTTGAGATTCGGTGAGATGGGCAGACATTCTGGGTTGCTGAGAATGATGGTGTCGCCTTCAGCAGCACGGACACCGACATTGAAGGGTACACACGGATTGGACCCTGGCCGGTTGATTGTGATGCACTTGATGTTGAGTTCAGGCAAGTCTTGCAGTGCTGGTGGTTTGCTTGACTTGTCATCAACGATGATGAACTCACCCTCAAATCCGAGATTGTCATATGCCCAGAGCGTGTTGGTCAGAACTTCTGGTCGATTGAAGTAGGGCATGATGACCGACATCATTTGGTGCCACCCATTCCCATATCAAAGTCTCCGAGAGCGGGCAAGAATTCGACCTTCTCAAACCCAACCTCTTCCATCAATACTTCAAGCGTATCTGGGCTATAGGTTGAAAGATGTGCATCCCACATGTGCATCTGCCCGCCCATGTAATTGAGCTGCAGGTCCTCCCAGGTCTTGCACTTCACCCAGTTGGCAATGTTGGGAAGATGAAGTTCCAGGGTCCCGCCAGGCCGTAGGACACGATAGAACTCGCCCAGAACCAATTTGACCTTCCGCCAAGGTACATGTTCAAGGAAGTGGCTGCTGTACAGCATGTCCCACTCACCCTCTTCCATTGGCAATGGTTCTTTGACCACGTCATGAACAATCTCGATGTCAGGAAGGTCCTGAACATCTAGATGAACAAATCCCGGTAGCGGTAGAACTCCAGCTCCAATCTCGAGAGCCTTCTTGTCGTAGGGTTGCCAGTAGATTGGCATGCCGGGTCGCCCCTCCACCAAAGAAGGACCCGGCGTCTCAATCTTGAAAGGCCTCTTCTTGCCGAGGTACTCGTCATAATAGCGCCTGAACAGAATCATGTTGGCATTGAACCATAGGCGCTTGCGTTTGGTATACTCGGATGTTGAAGTGCCGTAGCATCCATCGTCATGACCAAGATGGCGAGCTTCCTTGTCGGGGATGTAGGCATTGTGTAGACCCGCGACCTCTGCGCGCGCGCCATAGTCTGAGTCCTCACCGCCATACCATCGATAGTCTTCACTGAAGAATCCCAGGAAGTCAGTAGTTCTGCGTGGCAGAACCCAGACTCCGGCGATGTTGCCCGGACACTTTATCTCAATCTTCACGCCATCAAGCGTGACGGTCTCATAGCGACGACCTTCAGCGTTGACTGAGCACATTGCGATGTCAGGCACAGAGAGGACGCGCATACAATCCGCCAGCCATCCTTCAGGCAGCCACAAGTCCGGGTCCAGCATGACAATTGGGTCGCCGGATGAGAGCATGAGAACTTGGTTTCGGGCAGGAGCCACTCCCAGATTACGCGGATTCCGGAGTACCCAAGCGCCAACACCCTCACACCACTCCTTCACTCGGTCATCCGTGGACCCATTGTCGATAACCACCCATTCCCAAGGCCATTCTCTGAACTCAGGAGTGACTTCCTGAAGTCGTTTGAGTGTCTCAAGCAGAAGTTCATACCGGTCATGAACGATGACAGCAAGGGTTGCTAGAGCAGGCTTCTCGTCTGGTTCATAGTGACACTTGCTGTCATAGCTCATGTGGCCTATCTTCAATCGTGCGAGACGCTTCTTGTACTCCAGGTCAGGAGTGCCGGGAGGTGCTATCAGAACGGCTTCATCAGACAGCATTCATGCCTCCATCCAGTTTCGTCTGCCACTTTGCCATGAGGCGCTGGAAGTTGGCCTGGTAGTATCGAGCGGGATTCTGGTCTGGGTCCTTTTGGCATTCCTTGATGGTCATGCTGTGGTAATGCATAAGAACAGCCTTCGGTTCGTAGATGATGCGCTGGCCAGTCTCGCGCACCTTCATGCAGAAGTCAATGTCCTCAAAGTTGGCCTGCATGTATCCATCATCCATCCCACCCACCCGATTCCAGACGGTGCGGTTAGTCAACATGCAGGCACCAGTCACGGCTGGCACCTCCATAGTTTGGCTAGCTTCGTCGATACGAGCCGGTAAGTGCATGTATCGGTGGTAGGGCAGCCAGTCCTTCTCTCTCTTCTGCCAATAGACCCCAGCGTGTTGCAGTTTGCCATTAGGCAGAACGAGCCTAGCTCCAACAATACCAACGCCCTTGGTAAAAGACCCTCGAAGAGCATCGAGCCATCCCTCTTGGGGGATGCAGTCGTTGTTAAGAAGACACACCGACCCGTATCGTGCGTACCCAACTCCGATGTTGCACCCAGTGGCGAACCCCTCATTGCGTACTTGGGGATACAGAGCTACATCATCCTGTTCCTTGAGCCATTCCAAGCTGCCGTCTGTGGAGTGATTGTCTACGACTACTATCTGGTAGTCTGTGGTATGCTTGCGAATGGCCTCGATGCATTGCTGGGTGTACGGAAGACCATTGAATGTCAGGATGACAATAGAGACACCGAAGGTCATTTGTGCCTCAACTCCTCGATACCGTGCACAACGTCACTTTGTGAGGCCAGATAGTCAGCCTCTATCAACAAGTGGGCGTATAGACCGGCTGTCTCGAAAGTTCTGAATGGAGTCACTCCCCACCAGCTCATGTGATTCTCAACCGCCACGGCAGCCAGCTCCCAAACCTCTAACCAGGCCCCTTCATGTCCACCCATAAGTAGGTCTAAGAAGCTACGCATCTTGTGCGCTGCTAAGGCTGGATGGTCTGGCGTTGTCGTCTGCCAGTCTGGCATCCCCTTGAAGGTGTCATGGCAGACAGCCGCAAGTAAGAGCGTGTCCTTCTGCAGTGGATTCAGAGCATGCAAACGAGACAGATGCATGCTGATACGGGCCACTAAGAGTGTGTGTTCGACAAGAGTCTCGCCTGCGTGGTACTTGCCGGAGAAACTGGCTGGCGCCCTCCAGAACTCTTTGGGTGTGTCGGCTACCAAGAAGGCTTCCAGTTGTCCACGCAGACTTGGGTTTGAGATACCGACATCTGAGAGCCGGTTCAAGTCATCGCTCATGCCTTCTCCTCCTCGATACACTCGTCCACTGTCATCTGTCCGGATTCTTGCTTCATCAGTCCTCTCAACTGCATGCTGCGACACTTACCTGCAGCATTGATGTGGACAACACCGTTCTTGCGACAACCTTGTGGCCGGTAGTGAAGACAGTGTACAACATCACAGTGCAAGTTCAGCATTCAAAGCCTCCTTGACCTTATTGGCGACATCTTCATCATTCTCAATGAGCCAGGCGATGGCATGGGCTTCCGCATCGAGAAAGTGTTCTGCCCGAGGACGAGGATTGAAACCGATGTACCCCTTCTTGATAAGTTGATATGCGGTGCGCATTTGTGTTGGATGTCGCAGGATGACAGGAACACCGTGAAAGAGAAATAGATGCTGACAGAATCCTGCAAGTCTGACAGAATCAAGCAGTTCTGTGTTGAGTGCACGACCAGGATGCAAGACCGGTCGAACGTCCTCAACTATCACCGTAAGGTCCTTGTCCTTCAACAAGTCGGCCAAGTAGAACAGCATGACTCTGAGGTCTGCAGGACACAGCTCCTTACCCAGTACTGGGCAGGGCCTGTTCTCTAGATGCAGAGACAGGCCGGTCAACTTGCCGGGGTCCAACGCCAACAGTGCCTTCGAAGAGCGCGAGTTGCAGACTTGTTCCTGCAGGTCCGAGACGCTGCTCTCTTGGTTCATGTTTGGCTGACCAGTTGATGATTGATTTGACGCGCACACGGCGGAACCCCTCCTCCTTGATTCCTCTGACAAGATAGAGGTCGCCTTCCTCAAACCCCTCCCAGATGATGCCTTTCACGCGTGGATACATCATTCGGTCAACCTTGCAGTGAATCATGCCAGTGTCGTCTTCCAGAAGAACATTTACCCACTGGTCAAGGTCAGGTCGGTAGGTCGGTTTGTCGCCCCAGTTCTTTGAATAGGCCAACTCATTCAGACTTCGAAGGTTGCGCTCCTTCACGAGTCCAACAATGGAGACCACGTGCTGGTGTCCATAGTCCAATTCGCCTATCTTGTGAGTGGCTGGACTGCTGTTTAGTCGGTCTGTGAAAGACTGCAACCCCATGAAGTCAGCCGTATCTTCTGTCTGGTCAAATGCCCCCGCCTTATTTAGCAACCCTCTGAGGCTGGGCGTAATACGAGGATTTGGGCTTTCTAAAGTCGTTGCCGCCTTCTCGCCAATACCCTTGAGAGACAGGAAGCCAGCTCTAAGTGCACCATCTTCAATTGTCCATTCTGCCCTTGACTTTCCCACCCTTACTGGCAGAATCTCGATGCCGGTGCGCATACATTCCCTGATTAGACCAACGTCACGTGGGTCTTGGACCAGGTTTGCCCAGTAGAACTCCAACGGATGATGAACCTTCAGCCACATGCACCAGTAGGCAAGAATGGCGTAGGACACGGAATGAGACCGGTTGAATGCCCATGAACCAAACGTACAGACGTTGTCCCAGATTGCCTTGGCTGTCTCCTCCGGCACTCCTTGTGATGTGGCACCCTTGACGAACTTGTTCCAGAAGCGATTGAACGCCTCAACGCCCTCCTTTTTGGAGATGTTCATTCGAATGAGAGCTGTGTCTTCCCAGGACATCAGCCCCACCTCACGCATAGTACGCATCACCTGTTCTTGGTAGAGCACTTGACCACGTGTATTTGCTGTGATTGCGTCTAGTGTAGGATGGACAGGCTCACTGTTCCCCGCCACATACTTTGTGGTAGCGCCACAATGAAGTGGTCCTGGACGAGACAGGGCATTGATGTCGATGAGTTGTTCGAAGTTCTGAACATCCAACTGACGCGTCACCGACTGGGTAGACCCACCTTCCCATTGGAAGATGCCCTTGAACAGACCTTCGTTGAACCCAGCAAACACTTCTGGGTCGCTCAGGGGAAGCGCATAGAGGTCATAGATGCTCATGCCCAGCCGTTCTATGCAGCGATGAACAACTGACAGCGTTGAGATTCCCAGCACATCAATCTTCAGCATGCCCAATGCTGCAGCATCCTTGTGGTTGATGCAGACTTGACCTTCTCTCAGGATGCTGGTGTAGTTGACGAGTGGCTCATTGCAAACAACCATGCCTGCTGCATGAACTGTCAGGCCTCGAATCTGCCCTTCAATTGCCGCTGCCCGTTTGAGCACCGGATACTCTTCCACTACTGCCTTGGCAGCCGGGAACTCTGCAAGGGTATCTTCGATGGTAAAGCTCGCTCGAGAATCACCACCGGACCGGAAGATGAGCACATTCTTGATGCGCGAGACCTTGTACCCTGGTATCTTCTCGATTCGGGCGATATCATCAAGTGCATTCTTGCCTTTGAATGTGACATATGCGGACAGATTGGCCACACAGTCATGCCCAAATCGTTCACGCATGTATTGCTTGACCCGTTCACGGTACCGGTCTTCAAAGTCGACATCTACATCAGGCGGGTCTTCTCGGGTGATGTCGATGAATCTCTCAAATAGCAGGTCGTACTTCATGGGGTCTACTTCTGTGATGCCCATCAGATAGCAGACCAAAGACCCTGCGGCGGAACCTCTTGCGGGGCCAACCAGGATATTGTTGTGCTTAGCCCAGTTGATGATGTCGGCCACAATGAGAAAGTAGTCAACATACCCCTTCTTGACGATGAGGTCGTATTCGTACACTACACGGTCTCGATAGGCATCTGCATCTGAATTACCTGCGATGTCGCGATTGACCCATCCTTCATTGATGAGTTGTCTCATGAGCGCCTGTCTCTCATCGTCAGATGCGTCTGAGAATCTCAGTTCTGGAGCCATGTCAAGACGCACATTACACCGAGCGGCAACCCCTTCTGTTGCCAGGATGGCTTCTGTCCAGTCATGATATGGATGATTCTTGGCAAACCACAGCGACAACTCTTCTTCTGTTGACTGATGCATAGGTTGGAAGGAACCAAGGTTGGCCAATGGTATGTTTTGCCTGATTGCAACCAGAGTTCCTTGCATCTCTTCATCTTCTGGCCGAGGATAGTGAACATCACCTGTGGCCAACAATGGCAAACCAAGGTCTTGCGAGAAACGGAGCATGGCCTTGTTGACGGTGCGGCTATCTTCTAGACTGAATGGCTGCACTTCTAGAAACAGCCTGTCCTTGAAGATGGACTGCAGACCAATCAGGATGTTCTTGGCTCGTTCTTGCTGGTCGTTTCTGATGAGGGTCGGTACAAGGCCATAGAGGCAGCCGGTCATGGCAATGAGACCCTCCGAGTGGTCTCCAAGGTCCTCCAGGTCAATGGTTGGACGATAGTAGAAGTGACCTTCTTGGTTAGCCAGAGTCATCAGGCTAGTGAGATTTCTGTACCCCTGATTGTCCATGGCTAGCAGTGTCATGTGCCCCTTACGGCGTTCATTGTTGGCAACTGACTCTACACAGTAGGCCTCGCAGCCGAAAATAGGCTTGATGTCCGCAGCACTGCATGCCTTGTTGAATCTGACGTGGCCACATATGTTGCCATGGTCAGTAAGAGCAATGGCAGACTGACCAAGGTCCTTGGCTCTTGCTGCTATCTGTTCCGGTGTGCCAAAGCCATCAAGAAACGAGAATGTGCTGTGTACGTGTAGATGAATCATTGGTCGTACTTGCTTCGATGAGGATGCTTGCGCTTTGGTTTGCGCCCCGGTCGATGCTTACGAGCCTTCATCTCGTCTATGTAGGCATCCTCATAGATGCGTGGTCTGCCACGCCCACGATTCTCCTTGGTTCCAGAGTCACCATCGATAAGACCCATTGCTACCTTACGATGATAGTAGCAAGGTTGTTCAGGTTCACATTCTGGGCATCCTGGATGCGACTGAACTGAGTCTGTGTCAGAGGTCACTTCTTGCGCCCCTTAGGCAGACGTTTGGCGATTCCCGTTCCCTTTTGCTTGCCGAACTTCTTGCCAGACCGTTTCTTGTGCTTTGAGTACTTCTTTGTTGGGTTGCGCCCTGGTGCTCCGACTGCGAAAGATGTGTCGTCCCATAGGCGAAACTTGTGTGTTTGGGTGTGACGCCCACCACCGTGCGATGCCCAGCGTATCCTCACTGCAGGGTTCTCCGTTGGGGGCAGGTCATGGCTTCACCCTGCCCCCACTAGCGACTTGAGATGCCTTCCATTCATCATCGAACCTAGTGCTCCCGTGGTCGAACCACGCTTCCCAGCAGTGCCAGCAGCAGTCCGAGTCGTCATCCGAACACAGCTGACGAAGCTCCGACATGGTCAGGTCGAGGTCGGCTGGGCATAGACCCGCAGCAGCAAGCTTCTCTGCCGCATCACTTGCCGTTTTGGGGCGAAGTTCCTTGCGCATCCGGGCATCCAGTTCCTCGTTCGTCGCCTCACTCATGGCTTCTCGCCTCTCTGGCGGCTTGGAGAACGCGCTGCACGCATTCGGGCTTCGGCTCAGGCCAGCCGCACGTCTCCTTGCCGTCCGGCCCCTTGAGATGCTTGCAGACGTTGCCGCCGGTGAACTCAGGGTCCGGGCCGGGGTCATAGGCACCCACCTCGAACGCGGGGCAAGCCCCGCGCGCAGCTCTGTCCGCCAGCCAGTCCCTATCAGCCTCCGCTTCTCGCAGGCGGGTTGTGAGGTCACGGCGTTCAAGCTGGGCGCAGAACTCATCGTCGCCATCGCACCGGGGGGAATACTCGTCGCAGTCATCGCACAGTTCCGGTAGTTTCAGCTCCTCGTTCGTGTCCGCGCTCATCGCTCCTCCTCGTGGTATCTCCGGTCAGCCTCATCGGCCAGGATTCCCTCACGGCAAGCGTCGAGGTCGAATCCGGCGGGGCAGATGGCAGTCACCGGGCCGCACGGAACCTCCTCCTTCTCCGGCACTTCCTCCCCGCACTCCCGACACACGAGATAGACCTTGGGGCAGTCCTCGGCGTGGGGGCAGGTCATGGGGTGTCACCGTGAGCCCAGGCGAGCCAGTCGCCATCCAGCGGTGCCGTTCGACCTATCTCTCGGCACGCTGCTCCGGCATCTGCGAGCCTAACGGCATCGAGGACTTCCGCCAGCCGCTCACACGCCTGCTTCTCGGCTGCCAGGGCGGTAGTCAGCACCTCCACGTCCGCGAACGCCTTGAGCACGATGCGCCGCGTGGTGAGGGGGAGCTTCATCAGGGCGCGGCGGTCCATGTCGGTGGGGACGGTTCGGTCGCTCATGACTGCTCAACCTCCATCTCCCAGCGGATGCGTTTCTTTGACCAGAAGTTGAAGACGTAGCGGCTCCCATCCGCCCGGTTGACCGCCAGCCAGATTCGGTCATCGTCCATCCGCTCGATGTGGACGCTCACAGCCGCGAGAAACACGTCGTCGAGCCCGTCTTCGTCACAGTCGATTCGGTCCTTCACGACGGAAGCCTCATCCATGCGTCGAGTGCCAATATGCAGACCCCGAGGAGTCCAAGGCACAGGGCCTCGCCGTAGCGATGCTCGAAGGCGAAGAGGAGACCGAATCCCCAGATGATCCCAGCGGCGACTACTCCAATGCTCACAGCCTCTCCCTCACCTTCGCTCCGGGGCGCTTATCCCAGACCCGAATCCCTGCCGCCTGAGCCTGCCGGATGGCTGAGTACAAATGGAACTCATGGCTTCACCTCCCCTAGGGGGCACCAGTCGGGGATGGGTCCATCCACATCGTTCACGGTCCGAGGAATCCCTAGGCACTGTCTTTCCAGGCAGCCTCCAGAGGTGTGCGCCCTCCATGTATCCGATACGCGACATCGCGGGCAGTGTCGGCAGGAGTCAACCATGATTGCCCGCCTAGACATCGCGGGCCTCGTCCCATTGAGCGACGAGGAAGACCGGGAGCAGCTCCTCCGGCCTGTGGTGCCTGTAGTGCCAGGCGATCGATTCGGCCTGCTCGAAGCCCAGAATCCAGGGGTCCGCTGGGGGTTCCAGTCCCAAAGTCTCGCCGTGCGGAACCAATATCAAGAACTGGCACAAGCCCATGCTGTCCGCCAACTCGATGCGCTTAAGCACTGGCAGTGGCAACAGCCAAGGGCAACTGGCCAACCACGCTGCCGTATAGCGCGTCTTCCCAACGATGAGCACCCCTTGCCCCTCCTCTTGCGCGGCAAACTCATCCTCGAATGTCTCCCAGTGCGAGCGTGGGACGACCGGGAACAGCTGGGCCTGCATTGACCTTTGGGCTATCCGCCGCTGGCCCTTGAGTCCCAACCGTTTCGCGCAATCAACGCTAGCCATCAGATTCCTTACGAGGAGTTCTCGCAGGCCCGCGTCATCTATACGGGACGGCTGATACCTAGCCACCAAGGTGGGGCAGGGCTGGATGTCAGTCATCCTCGACCTCCTCCAAGAGTCCGTCCGGGTCGTATCCGAGAGCGCGGCACCAGGGCTGTGCGGCACAGAGAGCGCACTGAAGCGAGCAGGCCCGCGCCGCCTCGATAGCTTCGTCGGGGATGGGCTCACCGCAGTACACGAGCGGGTGCGATGCAGCGGGGTCCAACCTCTCGGCGCGGTTCATGGCGTCTCCTCCTCGTGGGCCCAGGCGAGCCAGGCATGAGTCAAGACTTCATCCCAGGCCGATGCTGAGCACGGATTTTCGGGCCGGACATCAGAACCAGGCGGGCGTCCCCTCATCTTGTCCGCCAGCCGCTCACACGCCCGGTTCTCGGCTGCCAGGGCGGTAGTCAGCACCTCCACGTCCGCGAACGCCTTGAGCACGATGCGCCGCGTGGTGAGGGGGAGCTTCATCAGGGCGCGGCGGTCCATGTCGGTGGGTACGGTGCGGTCTGTCATGGCGTCTCCTCCGGCTCGCCTAGGTCGATAAGCTCAAGCGCGAACATCGCGAAATTGGCGGCATCGACGAGGGAGGTTATCCGCTTGGCAGGGTCGATGTCGCGGTCTGAGTAGTCGTGCTTGCCGACCGCCGCCTGGAGGTTCTTGTAGCAGCGCACCATGAGCGTGTCGAAGGTCTCCCCGTCGAGAGACTTCACGCCATCGAACTCCCGCAGCCGCCGTTCCATGCGCTCGGCGAACTGGCGCACTTCCTCGCGGATAGGGTTGGGCACCTCGAAATGGCCTACGTCCGTCATCGCTCCTCCTAGCCGCTCCACCCTCACGGCAGCCGCCAGCTCAAGGTCTTCGGCGATGGAGTCGAGGATGGCCTGAAGATTGTCTTCCGCCTCAGTAACCCCGAGGGTCTCGACGATGGCCTGGTACTGTCGGGCCGCGTTCTTCAGCCGCTCAAGCCTTTCGTCCATCATTCCTTCATGGCTTTGATTGTCACCAAACACATCCATCAGGTGCATGGCCTCGGCCCGACATCGCTCAATGGCCTCCGGACTGAGGTCTGTCCAGTCGTAGCGTTTGCCAACTTGCGCCAAGGCTAACACCGTCGCGCGCGTCAGGGTGATGTTTGGCCCCGGCTGAGCGAGTGCCCGTTCCAGTTCGTTCTTCATCTCTGGAATCATCGCCGGTGTCTCCAGGTTGAGCGCGCGAAGGCTTCCGCGCAACGCTGCTGGTCCATGCCGATGGCCATCAGGAATGTGGGTACATCCATACGCCAGGCATCAACAACGTCCTCGCCCCGTGTGAGGCTCATTGTGACCTCGTCCCCATCACGAGTTATCTTCAGGTCTCCTGTTGTTCCCTCGATGACTTGGAAACCACCAGAACCGGCCAAGGAAGTGGGTCGAATTAGCCGGGCAACAACCCCTCGGATGGTCATGATTGACCTTCATGTTCGCCAAGAACTCTCCTTGTGTTGCGTCCTGTCTGAAAGTCAAGGTCAAGGTCCGCGTCTACTGGCTCCTGAGCCTTGCCCGTCACTTTGGCCGCAATGTTGGCCGCTTCAGCCGCGCCAGACTTCTCAGACGGACGAGGTGGCCGTTCAGCCGGTGTAGGAGCCGATTTGTTGTTTCTTGGGAAGTGATAGATGCCCTCCATCACCTGGTCTACCTCAAGACCGTGTAGGATGGTTCCTGCAATGACACCCAGAACAATCCGTTCCGGGTCTGGCAATGCCTTACCCTTGTCGTCGTAGACAACTCGCGTCAACGTCAGGATGAGCATCGGCCCCGCTTCGGTGGAGACTAGGTCGGTCATAACTGACCCAACAAAGTCAGCCAGCCCAAGTCGGCGAGGAGGTCGCCAAGTTGAGGGTACCTGAACCTCTTCTTTGCGATGCTGCTGTTTGCGAGCCTCCATCTCTGCGCGCTTCCGACGTTCGGTGCTCTGCTGTCCGGGGTCCATCTCGCTGCGGCGCATGACGGTACTAGAGGGTGTGACAACGACGCCATCTTCTGGCCTACCAGTAGCCGACGTAGTCATGACCCCTCTCCCCTTTTCTTTGTCTTTGTCTTGGTTAGCTGCTCCTTGAGGGAACTGATTTCACTCTGCAATACAACAGCCTCTTCTTGGGTATTCTTGAGTTCTTGCCGCGTCCTTGTCAGTTCTCTCTCTAGAGTCCGTCGGTCCTGAATGGCAACGGCAGCTTCTTCGTACTTATGGCGTATGTCTGTCAGTTCAGTTTCTAACTCTGCAAAGAGAGCCTTGCCTACGCTCAGCTCAGCATTCTCGAGTCGAAGCAGGCTGATGGTCTTGAGCAACTCAGCTCTCTCTGAGGTTATCTTCTCTAGCAGCTTGGCATATTCATTGACTGTTGCGTTGAGGTCAACGAGAGTGCCATGTCGCTGATTGATGCGTGGAGACACCCTGCCCTCAGAATTCTTCCTATCAAAGATGCGAGCAAGGCTGGTCCCAATGTTCGCTATACTCATGACTGACACTCTCCCTTGAGAGCCGGGTCCTTGGGGCACTTGCGGTCATACATGCTCTTGAATGTACACTTGCCGGCACGCTGACAGGCTGGAACCAGCAGGTCGTTGATGAGATAAGCCTCTCCTGCTGGAGAATAGGCGTAGAAGCTGATGATGGCAACCTTGACCTTGCTCATGAACTCTTGCCAGAGAGTCTGAGCCTGGAAGCAAAGACGGGTCTCAGCCACACCGATGAGCGTCTTGAGAGACATGTCGATGCCTATGTTGGTCAAGATGGCGTTGGGCAGAAGACCACGTGCATCTTCAAAAGAGACGCCATCGCACACAAGTTGGGTGTAGGCAGACTCTACATGCTGGATGGCGCTGTCCCAAACTTCCTCTTGCTCAGACGTCAAGTTCGGTCTCAACACGGGCAATCCTTCAGATGCATGGTTCACGAACCTCATGGAGGACTGGCTGTAACTAGCAATGCGTGTACGAACCAGCTGATGGGTGAACCAACGAGGAACTCCCTCCACCTGAAAGAAGAAGTGAATGAACTCCAGCGGACCAGCCAACCGGGTTCTTCCCAGGGAGAGAAACCGCTCTTGTTGTTCGGCACGGCTGTAAACTATCTCCAGCTGGGAGCGATGAGTCATCATGTGGCCGCTCATGTTCTCTGCACACATGAGAGCCACGCCAATGGGGTCTCGTGTTGCTTCTACACAGGTCACATTCATACTTTGTTCTCCCTCAACTGCGAACGTACAGAGTCTCTGTGCTCAGAAATGCCACTCCATAGTTGCCAACAAGGCGGCTGTATAGCCTGTACCAGCCAGGATAGTAAGTGGCCAGAGCGTCGACCTTCGCCTCCAATTCTTCTCGCTTCAGTGGAATGCTGTCATACACGGTCAAATGCTGCTCTTGGCAGACCTCCTTCTCTTTGATTAGGTCTATGGTGGCCGGAAACAGTGGATAGAATGCCATCGGCATTCCTCTCAGATGGTGTTCGGAACAGGCTCGGAGCATCCCGTCTAGTTCCTCGAACTCTCCAAGGGGCAACAGCCAGAGATTGGCCGCTCCGGCCACAGAGACCATGCTCTCGACGACTTGGTCTACTGTCAACCCGTTGAACTGATGCCAGTCCTCTTGGGATTGTAAGGGGCGATGGCCAAAGGACAACTGGCTGAAGTTACGGGAATACAGACGAGTCAACCCATTCCGTGGATTGTCCTCTCCATCTGTCATGGTTACCAAAAACACCTTGTGGCCAGCCTGCGTCAACCGGCTGATGATGGCGTGCAGGTTGCTCACAGCCTGTGCTGGACGAGCCTCAAAGATGACGAACCGCTGGCTATTCATCTGACTTGGCCCGACAGAAACTTGTTCCTGACCCTGTAGTAGACCTCGTGCGCTAGCCGGTCCTTGTTCCACTCTGCAAGACGACCCGCCAGAAGAATGCGACCGTCTTCAGGCTTAAAGGTCACATTGGTTTCTAGCTTCATGAATGGAGTGGCATCGCTTTCGGACTTGAGCAGCTCCAAGCTCACATGTCCGTCTATGTTGTGATATCGATACCATGGCTCTTCAGGACAGCAGTTGAACACAATGATGTTTCCGGCTGCAGACACCCCATATTCTCCCGAAAGGTCAGGTGTTCGGCTGGAGAAGTATCGCGTAGTCTTACGACAGAGGTCTCTGGTCGCCGGGAACAAGACGGGCAACGGGATTGTAGACACCACAGCCTCGTGTGTGTCCAACAGACCCTGCAGGTCGTGGCAAGTTATCGTAACAGGCTTGACACGGTCTCTGTACCGTGCTGTTAGCAGAGACAGGGCATGGTCCCAGCAGTATCCATGTATTACTGGTTTGACCCATGTGTTCCAGGCTTTCCGCACTTCCCAGGGGGACGTCTGCATCTTGCGTGCATAAGCCAACTCAGGCGTCTCCTTGCCATGACCCACAAAGTGCACGGTGATTGGCAGCTGCGGAATCGGAAGGCCACATGCATCGTGGAGATAGCAACTTCCGCTGGGGCCATCAGGGACCTCTCGCGCATAGATGACGAATGGCTTGTTAACACGTTCAAGCGCCAAGGCAGCCATCCACCCACTCATTCCGGCTCCAAGAATGGCCACGGTCATGCTATCTTCCTTGTCTCCGTGCTACCAACTCACGACGGAACTTGTGCAGAGCCATCTCTGGCGTGTCAGAGAACACCCGGATATCTTCCATGTCAGAGACCAGCCACCAGTAGCCATTGTTCACTGTCAGGTCAAGGTCTAGAGGAAGAGCCAGATGGGCGTTCTGAATGCCATTGAAATTGCCCTCGCAAGCCAGCATGTACATCATGGCTGCATAGTTGGCGAGGTCAATGCAACAGTCCAGCACACTATTCTGGTCGACGGAGTCGCACACATCCCTGTCCCAGACTAGTTCTTTCAGCCGGGACACCTTGGCAGACGCCTCTATGTACTGTCCCCTGACGCCCGTTGTTCTGAAGCTATCACCGTACTGAGCGTTCTTCTCGGCGAAGAGCCCCTTCATGTAGTCCGTAACCTTGCCAAACGCGATGTTGCTACGATGCAAAGCATTCCTGGGGTCAATCGCCGGGTCGTCGCCGCCTGGGTTCACCATCAGTCTTTCTCCTTCCTCAGCGCATATTCTGCGAAATCCTTGCCCTCATCTCGTTAAGGCACATGATGAAGAGCGGTGTTTTGTGATAGCCATGGTGGGTCTCTTCAATAAGGCCAAGAGTCAGCCATCGCCTGAATGTGGTTGTTACCTCGTAACGTTCTTGACCCAACCGGTCCATAGCCGCCCATATCTTCACGGCCTTACTCTTGGTGAACATAGCGGTCTCTTCCGGGTGCTCCTCCAGTTCAGCCAGAGCCTCTAGCATCTCGGCCTCAGTTGGTTCTTGCTCCTTGTTCTCAAGGCTGAAGTCCAAGTACCGCAGTGAAGTCTTGGCATAGAGCTGATTCAGATACTCTATGGCGAAGACAACATGCTCTGGTAGAATGACAAGACGCTCTCCATCATCTGTGCTGAAGAGTCTTGCTGCTACTGCCGCTGCTACGCGCGCAATCTTGATGCGTTGGTCTGCGGCTTCTACTAACGGTATCTTCGACGAGTAGAGTCTGCCCATGTCATTGGCACCCTGAAGAATCATCTGAGTAGCTTCTGGCGTGAAGAACACCTGGTCTGTATCACGAGACCAAGCCCATAGAATGAGTGCCTGACAGCGGTCTGTTGTGTATGTACCATCGCCATTGACCTCTTCTTGCAGAACGTTGATGAACACAGAAGGGTCAACTTCGTTGCTGGCACATGTGACAACAAAGTCGAAACGCGCGATATCCTCTGGCTTCCCGATGAGTTCTTGAACCGCCTCAATGCCATAGTCAAACTGGTTTAGTGTCTTGGCTTCTCGTGGATTGGATAGCCAGACTAATCGAGTGCGAGCCTGTGTGCGCTCTGTCTGTATCTTGGTTATCTCTGCCACGCCACTGCTGCGTACACCCGACATGGCACCAATGGCCTCCAGAGTCAACCCTGAGACTTCATCGATGACGACCAAACGACGGTCATTCAGTGGAACCTTGCCCCAGACTATGGACCATCGTTTCTGGGTCTGTTGCATGCCGCCAACTAGACCGGCAAAGGATGCATTCTCCCCTGTGACGAACTCACCCAGGTGATAGTGTTGGATGAGCTTCTGGGCCGTCTCGGTCTTCCCCGTACGTGTGTCGCCCAGAATCAAGACTTCAAGCCAGCCACGTCTGACGAACTGCCCATTGAAGGTAAATGAAAGCACGGAATGGAACGCCAGGTCGATGGCTGTCTGTACGTCTGCCCTGCCATATATCTGGGTGACGTATTTGGCCATTTCGCCATTGATGCTTGCTAGTTTCGCCGCCACTTGTTCTCGCTCCGTCAGGTTGAATATCCTGAGTTCGTCACACAGGCCGTTGTCCATCCTGAAAGATGACACCGTGTCCTGCGATGGCTTGGCCTCGTAGACGAGCTGTGTGGCGTATTGGGTTCGTGGGTCTGGCAGCGTGATTGCTCGCATCCGATAGGACTGATTGGGCACGATGCCATGGCCAACATAGAACGCACGCTGCAAGACATACTCCGTCTCCTTGGATGAGAAGTCAATGTCGGGGATGAGGAATACTTCTTGCAGGTTTTGGTGATTCACGATGGTTACACGTATGCTGTGGCACGTCTTGTTGATGCCACCCAACCGCTTTAGCACGGCTGTTCTGATGTTGTCAGGGCAGGCCACCATCTCTAACAAGGCAGCATTGTCTTCTTGTAACTCAAGAGACCGATGACGAACCTCTGTTGCCTTGTCTCTGTCGATGGCCATATCCATCCTGCATCCTGCACACTTTGAGATGTCATCGGCCACTACGCAGTCGTACTCAACGACTCTTGGGACGATATATGGGGCCAGGTCTTTGCCTGATACAATGGCATCAAAGCAGATGCGTTTGTTGGTGTAGGCTGCATTGGAGGCTTGGGATAGGTGGATACTATAGATGGTGTCGTCCTCGCGGATGGGCTTGTCCTCTGATGGCGTGTACTGAGGAGCTTCATCGATGAGTGCACGCAAGTCTTCTGCCGAGTGACCATGACCGACAAAGTAGTCTGTGATGTCGGCACCCTTCTCTGTCAAAGGCAACCGCACAATCTTGAGAGAAGACGCAAAGGTAAACAGGTGAGCGGCAACACGTTGGGACCCATCTAGACCTGCTCTATCACAGTCATAGATGATGACCGCATCCTTGTTGCGGAACAATGGGGTCCATTCGTCCTTCCATGTCACCGCACCTGTTGTTCCCGTCACCGCATTGAAACCATACTGTCGAGCGAGAAGACAGTCCATCTCACCTTCACAGATGATGACTTCCCTTTCCAGCCTCTTGACTGCCTCTATGGGGAACAGTCTTGCAGCACCATATCCGGTCTTGTTCAGCATCTTGGCAGTCCGTTGTGCGTCCATCTTGTACATGCGCAGATTCAGACAGTTGCCCTCTTCATCAAA